ACCTTCGGGGTGCATTCGCTGCTCACGACCCAGAAGTTCGGAGACTACGAGGAATCCTTCCTCTCGCATGACATCCGGAACATCTGGAATCAATCCGTGAACCCCGACTACCTACGCTTTGCATGGGGCATCAACAATGAGCCCTTAGATCGCTATGAGCTGCTCGTCTCGGTAGGCGTGGACATCGATACGACAGGGGTGCTGCCGAATCGAGTCCTCGCCCTCCACTACGGAGTCCGAGATGAGCTGCATCCTATTGGACGCTGGTCCGTCAAGAAGATCCGTGGAGGCTCAGCCTCCATGTTCACGGATGAGAATGGACGGCGGAGAGCCTTCGTAGGTGGGATAGATGGTTTCGTCAACCGGCAAGACGAGCACTATCAGCATGACTTCCCAGTCCACCTGGCTTCGGCTAGTACCTCGGTTGCAGTCTCTGAAGAGCAGACTCTCTTCATTATGCGGCACATGGCGAACAATGAGATCTTTGGCTGGGAGTCCCTCCCCTACTTCGATGGGGTGGTCTATAACATGCAATATGATGATCCACTCCAGATTGCTGAACTAGCAGCCATCGTCACTTCAGGTAGGCGCTGGTGGAGGTATTACACGATTCTCGACTACCCACTCTCGGCCACCCTCTTTGGCGGGACATCACCGCCGCTTGCCTCTTGGTTCAACTATCTTAGAAATAACATTCAGTTCTTGAGCACGGTCTCTCATCGTCGGATGCGAGTCGCTAACACAGTAACGCTCTTCAGTGCTTACTTGGCTCCTGATGGACAGAGACGAGAGATGATTCCTTGGGGAGTCATCACACCAGCTGAGAGGGCATCGATCATCGGGCAGATGATTGCCATGGCGGATGCACCAGGCGGGGTCTCTATCCCTGCCTCGGGAATCTTTCTCGATCAGTCCTGGCTCGACTTCCCTGATTTCTTCATCGAAGAGACGCTGACGGATGTCTCTGGGCATGGCAACGCACAGGAAGGAAGCCCGAAGCTTACGGCCTTGAACACGGCAGGGACGGTTGCAGCCTTCGGCAGCGGAGGAGTCTGGACGACACATCGAGATGCGCTCATGGAGTTCTATGCAGAGATTGCTGTAGCTCTTGGACCCCGCTACGCCCTGAAAAATGGTGAGCATCGGACGATCCTCGGAGACGTGATCCCGAAGCCTTGGATGCTCGAAAACGCATGGAACAACAACATCGATGGTGGACCGGATCCCGGAGGAGTCCCCTGGACGACAGCGAAGGCACACTATATTGGAGATACGCGGAACCTACTCTCGATCATCTGCTCAGCAGCAGCTAACTCCACGATCGGGGTGCCCGAGGCGTTGACCCACTGGCAGGAGAACGGAGGCTGGATCTCGTTTACGGATGACGGCTCGGCAGCAGGCATCATCAATCGAGAGATTGCCTACACTGAAGCTGCTGCGATCTTGGCTGCTAACGGCTGGCCGGTGACGTAATGGCACATGCGCTTAAAAGACTTGAGGGCGGAGAGCTTGGGGTCGTTCTCTCGGTCAATGGAGATGTGATCACGGGCTCTGGGATCACATTTCAAACGACCACTAAGCGCACCGGTGACTACGGTATTCAGATTCTAAATGATGGAATCGGTGCTTCCTTCCTTCGTCTCTCGGTCTCTTTCGAGGCGGATGGGGCGACTTCTACAACGACACTCTTTGCTGCCTGCTCCTATCGAGCCTACATCTATCTTGTGTCCTATCCTTCCGCCAACGGCACGATTGTCTGGGCCTTGGATACGAAGACCCCAGGGTTCACCCCACGGCATGTAGTCTCGATGAGCACGACAGGGGTCCTGACGGTAGATGGCACTGCAGGTACCACAGTCCTTGCCCTCAATACCTGGTACAAGATCGATTGCATCTATGACTCGGCTTCTACAGGCACAGTAAGTCTCAGGATTGATGGGGTCACAGAGGTCTCAGGGGTGACACCCACTTCGAATGGAACCGTGGGTACGCTTCGCTTCGGGAAGACAGCGAATGGCGGGTCTTACACTTACGTTGTGGACGACGTAGCGATTGAAGCAGCAGCCGCTGTAGCGTCTCTTGACTACCCTCTTCCGGGCGGGGTTGTCTCCATGGACCCGGATGCCGATGGGGCGGTGGCGGACACCTGGGGTCTTGTAGGAGCGGCTACTCGTTGGGAAGCAGTCCTTCGTCCTCATGACGGGGACACGTCTGTTATCCAGCTCTCTGGTATAGGGATTCGTCGGCAGACCTTTACGTTAGAGGATCCAACGATTGTTGGCGTGAGCTCGATTATCAACGGCGTCATGTTCTGCACAACGGATCGACGGACGAACGCCAACAACGTGAACGTTAGGCTCCTGGCAGGAGCCGCTAATTATCTTACTGTAGCTGCTGGATTCGTGACGAAGATGACGGATGACGATATTACGGGGACGGCATTTACCTATCAGGCTTCTATGCGGCAGACCTCTCCTTTTACAGGATTGGCATGGACTGCGACTGAACTCGGTAGCGTGGTGGTGGGGATTTACGCCAATCTCTCAGCAAGTGCGTTCTTCAAAGAGACAACGATGGCGGTTATGGTAGATACGGATACAGAGCCTGGGGCTACTGTAGATGACACCTTCCTCCAAGAAGCCCTCTACCCCCGTGGAGTCCTACGCTCGGTCACGAACTACAACCCTGAACTCAAGACGGTGAGGATCACCTCCGAGGCTTACGGCGTACCGAACGAAGCCTTCAACATCATTGCGATCTCGATCCGTCATGTGCCCTCAGGGGTGGGTGTGATTCGAGGAGTCTGGTCCTTCGACCAGAATGCTACCGCCTCCTTCACGATGCACAACAATCCTCTGAGGGATGCCGTGATGAGGGACACGGTCGCCAACTCGAGCTTCATCCTGGATGAGTCCCTTATGGTGGATGGCCAGCAGGTCTACACGGAGTACATACCGATCGGAGATCAGGGAAAGATCTTCGAGCTTTCCTTAACGCAGGAAGGATCGAACTGCATGGAGATCCTGGCAATCGATGTTGATCTCCAACCCGCAGGGAGGCAGCCTGCCTACTTGGAGGCTCAGTTCTAATGCTTACGCGCGAAACTAGCTTCGTCCCAGGAGTCCTGCCCTCTGCTGATCTCGAGCTCGAGTTCAACAACATCGTCAACTACATCAATAACCGGACGCTCTCGAGCCCACTGTCTGCAAACCTCGACTTCGCAGACCTCTTCACGGTCACGAACCTCCGCACCCTCTGGAACGTGCTGAACGTGGCCGAGTACTCGAGCCTCACGGCAGCGATTGCGGCGTTACCTTCCTCTGGGGGGTACCTCTTTGTACCGCCTAACACAACGATCGATATATCAGCCACAGTGATCATCAGTAAAGATAACGTGTGGCTGGTGGGCGCAGGCCCTTCTTCGATCTTGCGAAGGGCGACCGGGACCTTCTCGGAAGCTGGTGACGCCATGCTTCTCTACAACGTGCGAGCCAACTGCGGGATCATGAATCTGCAGATCGATGGGCAACAGGAATCGAATTCAGCGAACTCAGGTATGCCTGCTGTCCGAGTTAAGGGAGCCTCCACGAACTTCAGGTTTCAGAACAACTATGTTCGTCGTTGGGGCGGAAGCGCAGAAGCAGCAGCCAATACGAACGATGGGATCGCCATTGGAGATGACGAAGCTTCGGTGCCTCAGGGGATCCATATCCTCGGGAACACCTTTGAGGATGTTCGACGCTCTGGAGTACGGCTTACCAACTGCCAGGGGGTGACGGTCATAGGGAATAACGTCATCCAATCGACCGTAACCTCGGTAGGCGCAGGAATTCATTGTGAGACCCCAGCTTCGGGGAATGCTCGGTTGAAGCACATCACGATCACGGGGAACCCGATCATCGGCCTTGGGGCAGCCCTCGTAGACCGTGGCGTAGCAGTAATCCATGGACCTGCAACAGCCTCTGTAGACTGCTCACGGATCGAGATCTCTTCTAATCCTGTGACCAACTGCTCAGCTGAGGGAATCTACGTCGAGAAGGGATTCCTCGTAGGGGTCAGCGATAATCAGGTAAGTGACACTCTCCAGGTGGGAACGACAGCACGAGGTGGGATTTCGCTCTTGAATGCCGCCTACACTAAGGTCAATGGGAACGTGGTTCACAATACGGCAGGTACGATTGGTGGAAGCCTAGCGCATGGAGTCAAGGTTGAAGCTACGAGCGGTGCTGTTCAGGGTTTCATCGAGATCTCGGAGAACATCATTCGTGAGTGTGCTCACTTCGGAATCTCGGCGATAGCGCAGACGGGCATCACGGTACCGTCCTTCCGCGTGAACGATAATACGGTCAGTCGATTTGGGAGGCAGAGTGCCGCTACAAGTGCTGGAATCACAGTGAGTGCTGTGGGGGGTACGCTCTCTGCAGCCCAAGTCCTGGGGAATATTGTGACTCTGGATGGTACGACTCCTGCAGCAGCTATTACAGTAGGGATCGATATCTCGAATGCGGCAGGTACGTTCTCCCGAGCGACCGTCGTAGGGAATGATACAGTGGGCTCCACTACAGGAGGTGGGGTGGGCCTTAACGTCACGGGCACGATCGGTACGTTCGATCAGGGCCACAACCAGATCTAGGGAGGACGGATGTCAAGCGTACATGGAGTGCTCGTCGGCCCAGTGACTGGAGCAGGTCTTGGAGTCTGGAATGGGAGGTTCTCTTTCACGACGGCTGGAGGTGTGGGCACAGTTCAGCAGGCGGTGATCACGGATGCTAGCTTCACGTCAAAGATCATCCGAGCGTCGAATCATATTCTTGTAACCCCAGCGAATACGACGGCCAGAGGTCTTGGGGTGGCGACAACGAGTGGTACACGGACAGCGATCTTCGTGCCGTTAGCGACCATGACGAACAATGCCTCTATTCTCTTGACCTATACGAATCCCAATCCAGCAGCTCCCGTGAGCTTCTACTTCTTCGTCTTTGGTGGTGGAACGAATACCTAGGGGGCATGGATGCCGAACCTGAACGAACAGATCTCGATTGGAGGGCGGGAGAACCTCCTCAACTTCATGAACCAGGCCCAGGGAGATCTGGGTCAGGCACCAGGCATTGCTCAGCTCTTGCAGATGCTCCAAGGACTCCAGCAGGAGCGCCAGCAGCTGGGCCAGCGTGTCTCAGGACCACTGTCTGCTACTCCTGAGCAAGCACAGCTCGCTCACCAAGCAGCCTTCGCCCCGGTCGAGGGTCTCCGCCCCTCACTCGACGCCGCTCTTCTGCAAGCTGCGAACGCAGCGACGGGCAGAGGACTTGGCCGGGGTTCCATCTCCGCCGCTCTCCAAGCCCAAGCCGTACCCCAGATCATGGGACCGGCCCTGGCTAATGCCCAAGGGTTGGAGAGCCAGATGCTCCTCGATATCCCCTTCCGAGAGCGCCAGTTCCAGGGCCAGTTCGGGCTCCAGAGCCTGGGGCTCGGGGGACAGTTCGCGGGGCAGCAGGGAGACCTGAGGCAATCCATCTTTGCCAACCTCGCCCAAGCAATCGAACAGTCAAGAGCTGAGCGTGGCTTCAGGGCCCAGCAGAATGCTCAGGGTGGTGGCTTGGGACGAGCTTTGGGTGGAATTGCAGGGATGGCTCTTGGCTCCTTCCTGGGCCCCGTAGGGGCCTCTATCGGAGGCTCCGTCGGGGGTAGGCTCTTCGGCTCAGGGAGCCAGGCAGGCAACAGCTCCTATGCTGCGAGTGGGGGCCAGGCTAACCCCATGGCCTCCTACTACGGTGGCTTTGGGAACGAGATCTAAACAGATGTCTACCTCTCTCCTAGACTTCTTGATGCCGAGTGAGGATCCGGGGGGACTCTCGGGCCTAGCCTTGCAGCTACAGGGCCAGGGAGGCCAGCCACGGGGCTTGAAGCAGGGGCTTGGAGCTGGACTACTCAACGTCTCGAACGTGGCCCAGGAGGCCCTCCCTACGGCGATCCAGGGTGGGTTCGGCTCAGGGGCGCTGGCTGGCTTCCTCGGATCCCTGGGAGGTCCTGCTCGGCAGGCTGTGAGCCAGGAGGAGGAGAGGCAGAAGATCAGGCGTCAGGTCCAGCTCTCCTTCCTCCAGGAAGCCTTCCCCAAGCTCACGGGTGGGTCCAAGCAAGCGGTCCTCCAGAAGCTCGGGGTGGACTTGGGAGGGCTCCAGTTCCAGGAGACCCCGGCGGAGGCATCGATCGTCACGAAGGAACTCGTCAATCGCTTCGGCGAGATGATGTCGAATCCCAAGCTGACGAAGGAGGAGCGTAGCTCTGCCTTTGGCATGCTCAAGCAGTTGGACCCTGAGATAGGAGAAGCCATTGGACAATTTGGATTCGCAGACGCCGTCCCAGAAGAAGACGACATGCACTTCCTGGCTTCTGAAATCTTTCGCGAGAATACCGCCGAGACGGCGAATCGATTCTATGACAAGAAGCGGCCTGAGTTTTACCTCCGCTTTGACAAACTTGTACCTAAGCCCAAAGAAGAAGGTGGAAGTACTGAGACCGTTGCCAAGCAGCTCCAGCTCCAAGGAGTCAGCGACTACGGGCATGTCCAAAAGCTTGCCCAAGAAAGAGGAATCTCTGTAGACCAAGCTGCCGACATCTTTTTCCAAGGGGATAAGGCACGCCGGGCGAACTATGAGAACACGATGCATATCTCAGCGGGCTCAACTCCTCCCTCTGAGGCAGATCGCATTGGGAGCATGGCGAAGGAGCTCGTCAAGTCGGGGATCATGAAGGATGTGGGGGATGTCGTTCCTGAGTCCGTAAGAATCCTAGACGAAATTGATAGGCAAGCGAAGCAGCGAGCACAGCAGACAGGATCAATTGCCCTACCGGGGCAGAAGGCAGGAGCGAGAAACCCAGCGGGGATAGCAGCTCCTTTGCCAGCAGGCACAGCTCCCTTCCAAGCTCCTCCTGCAACCTTCGGGGGACCCGTTCCTCAAGGCTCACCCTTTGCTGCACCACCTGCAGTTGCTCCCTTCCCTGGTCCTGTCGCTCCTCCACAGGTAGCTCCTGCTCTTACGCCCAAAGCTATCCCTGTTCCTCCCAAGCTTACGGAGGGGCTCACAGGAAAGGCTGCTTCTCAAACGACTGCGCTCTATCAAGCAGCGACGGCTGCAGGGATCGATCTCAAGGGAGTAACGAACAGCACAACCTTGATGGCCAAGCTCAAGGCATTACCTCTCGATCAGAGAACAGCCATTCTCCAAGCAGCACAGAGCACATTGGGGCTCACTGATTGAGCACGCTTCCTTTCGATGATCTTCTCTCAGAGAATCCAAGCTTTACTGACGTTCAGGCAGGAAGCTCTACTCTCGAGGAGGGGAGGCCGAAGGGGGAAAACGTGCTCTCTCCCTTCGATGACCTCATGGTGGGTGAGGTTGCTTCCCCTCCTCAGCCTGACCTTGATACCACCAAGGTGCATCCGGTCCCTCAACCCTTCCAGATCTTGAGGGGAGCAAAGCATCGACCTGAGATCCGTGGCATTTTGAACTTGTTTGAGAATGGTAGGTGGGCTGTAGGACTTGCTGGGCAAGCTTTGGGTGTGGGTGCAGATGTTCTTCGGGCGTGGACCGCAGGAGAACATGAGTCGAACCCTGAGCAGTTTGCTCAACGAGCGAAGCGGGGGAAGACGATCTTCGATGAGATGAATGTTCACAGTGCGATCCAGGCTTTAGAGAATACGAGTGATCTAGAAGACCCTGTTCAACGGGCTCAAGGGATTGAAGATCTCAAGACCAAGTATGCCTTCTTGAATGACTCGACGGATCTCATGCTCGAACCGAAGCTCCGAGAGAAGCTCGCTGAGATCCAGTATGGGTTGGCTGAAGGCCCACAGTTCATGTCGATTGCTGAGATGATCTATGAGAACTCTCGCCCAGCGCTCGGCAACCCTATCTTGGATCCTCTAATGCAGGAGTCCGTGTTCTCGATTGCCAAGGATCTGAGAAAGGACCCTACGGAAGTTACCTTGGGCGAAGTCGCAGTCACGATGCTGGATGCAGGACAGCGGGGATGGGTAAGGGCCACAGAGCCTATCGCCTCTCAGCTACCAGAGAAGAGTGAGCCACACCTGGTGAAGGTGCCGCTCATCTCCAAGACCATGCTTCTGCCTGGTGGCCCTACGCGAGGATTCATTCAAGAAGATCTTCCTGCGCTTATGCACACAGTCCTCATGCAGCCAGGAGAACTCTTCTATGACCCACTCTTCGTTGCCGGGGAGTCAGGAGTAGCAGCCAAGCTGGTCAACGTCGGAACGAAGGGTGCCGTCAGGGGGGTGGAGACTCTCGGAAGAGGAGCTTCTCGAGCCTACGAGGTAATGAGAACTCCGAGGATCAAGGTGAAGGTTGCAACCGATGTGGGAGAGAAGATCGTAGAGTCTTTCACGCCTCACATTGCTGAGTCTCAGGCGGCGGAACGAGCTCTCCGTGGTGCTCCACCTACGGGGAACATCTCGAGCCACCTCACAAGCGTTTCTGGAATTGCTTCAGACGGAGTCGAGACTTCCGCACAGCGTGCTCTCCCTACGATCCGTGAAGCTCTGATGGATGTGGACAACAGAGTGGGTGGGGTCGTAGACGATATGCAGCTCAAGGGATCTCCCGAGGAGATGGGGCGGGAGCTGAAGTCGCTAGGGCGTCCGAAGGGAGCCTCGGAGAAGCTGGATGCCTTTCATCCTGAGGGTCCTGTGATCAGGACTGCTGAGCCACCGCTAACGGTGGGTCCTACTCCCATCGCTTCCGGCTTCAAGCAGTCGAAGGACATCAACTTCTTTGAGCGCTTCCTCTCTCCTCGCTATGTCCTCTACGACGACCCTGCCGATACGATCTCTCGAGGGATCTATACTGCACAGCGACGTAGCTTCTTCGACTCCATGCACAAGGCCAATGACCATGCGAAGGCCTTCTCTGGGCTCAATGAACTACTGGGCAAGGCTGGCCCCAGAGGGCAGGGTGGGCTCTCGAAGCGGCTCATGGCAGCTCTCGATGCTTCGGACAAGACCGAGGCTCAGGCTCTCGCTAAGCTCTCAGGCAAAGAGCAGCTCGTAGCGACCGAGCTCAGAGAGAACTTCAAGACCTGGCTCACTGATCGTCAAGTCGTGAGAGGAGCGGACGAAGGTCTTCTCTCCTCGATGGGGAAGAAGCTTTGGCCCGAGGAAGAGTTCTTGATTGCAGAGAGGGATGGAGTCCTCAGGCGTGGAGCCTTCCCTCCTGAGCTGACGGATGTCCCTGTCATGGACAATCCTGTGATGCGGCATCTCTACCCTGGGATGACTCCCTCGGATGATATTGCTAATTCTATGCGAGCTATCTCGGCTGGGATGATCCGACAGGATGTCCTGAAACCAGCGTGGAGAGAGATGGCTGAGGCAGCGAAGAACCTGCCTCCTCGGAAGCGTCAGTTTACTGAGCTTTGGCTCAAGAACCTACAGGGTGTGCCGTCTAAGTTCTCTGAGGTCTTCGATGAGATGGTGCATGCAGTCAAAGCGGATACGAAGACCCCGCTCTATGTGAGTGCGACAACCGAACTCTCGAGTGCAGTGCTCTCGGGGTACTATCGAGGGCTTCTCTTCGGGAACATGTCTACCTTCTTCTCCAACTTCTTTGGTCAAGGCTTTGCTAACCAGGCTGCTACCTCAGGGGCTTTCAGGACCATGGGAGGGCTAGCTCGTCACTGGAAGCATGCCTTCGATGGCACGCCTAAAGAGGTCTTCTCTGGGGGCTTCGAAGCACTCTTCGGAAAGGAAGTACCGAAGTCTAACTTTGGCCTCAAGCTTCGGTCTCAGCCGGGGATCAAACAGTTCCGTGACTTCTGGAATGATGTCATGGAACCTCAGCTTGGGATGCAGGGGTCGGAGGCCATTAACCGTTCGTGGTCTATGCATGTAGGTTTAGCCGAGGCTTTGGACCAACACAACATTCGTAACGGGACCAAGATCATGTGGAAGCAAGCGTTGAAGGGTGAAGGAATAGATCCGAAGGTGCGGAGCGATCTCATGTTCGAAGCCATGATGCACTCGGATCAAGTGAACCATGTGTGGGGAGTAGCTGGAGCCAACCCACTGGTTCGACATTACTTCGGTCAAGGTGCGCTGGCACATGCTACCCAGTTGCTCAATTGGTTTCCCAAGCAGAGTGAGTTCCTCTTTGGTCCAGCCTTCCGTCGTGGGGACATGGGGATACTTACGAACTACATTCTCTTCACAGGCTGGCTCTCGGGTTTGGCAACAAAGTCCTGGGGGATCAACTTTGAGAGCTCGGCCTACTTTGGTTCGATCCCCTCGGCTCAAGGTTCAGGAGCTCCCTTCCCTGCAGGCCCCTCGGTCGATGCCCTTTGGTCGCTTATGTCGGCTGTGAACGAAGAAGTGGATGGAGATCCGAACCAAGCCAAGCGTCACTGGGAGGAAGTAGCTCGTCATCTTGAGACCTTGGCGATCCCGGCAGTAGGAGCACGAGAGAAGGCAGAGATCTTCTGGCGCTCTCTCGAGCACGGTGGGCTCTATACGCCGACCCATCCTTTCTCTCAGCTTTTTGGTATCCAGAACGATCGAGAGCTTATGGGGTTCACAGGCTTGACTGCTGCGGAGCAGCAGGGCCCTGTGTTCGGACAAGCAGGAGGCTTTGACCCAAACCCTGAGAACTTGGATCGGAACATCATTAACATCCTTCGCTCAGAAACTCCTGCTCGAGCTCTGGGCTATCCCACGGTCTCTGACCGACAGAGACGTAGGATCGATACCGAGACCCGACGGTTGAACCGAGTGTGGCAGAGCCTTATGTCAGATCTTGTTGATGAGATGTTGGTTGAGGTCCAGCGCCATGAGGGTCAACCCTTGGATGTCGCCATGAAGTCCCCTCGCATGAAGGAATTGATGGAAGCAGCGGAGTCACAGGGATTACCCATCAAAGCAATGTTCGAGGATCGGATCTTAGATCAAGCACTGCCTCGTCTCTTACGAGTCTTCCAAGACTCGAAGAAGCTGACGAAGCAACAGACCTATCCCTACTTGTACGATGCCTTCCCAGACTACTTCGACAACCCCACCATGGTCTGGGACAAAGCCCACCCCAAGAGCGTCCCTCAACAGGATGTCTTCGAGGACCTGATGAAATGAAGACGAATCATCGTATCCCACAACCGGGAATGAATCCCGAGGCTCAGGCACAGCTTGCGGAGATTGCTCAGATGGCACGGAATGCAAGGACTGTTGCTGTGCCCAAAGCTTACGAAGAAGACTTCACCGTGGATTGGACGAAGAAGGGGAGGTTGCCTAAGCCTCACTTCATCCCCAATGGGAAGCGGATCGTAGTGCTTCAAGAGCCTGAGGAGCGGGTCTCCAAGGGTGGGATCGTGATCCCGGATCAAGCAGCTACCAAGTACCGCCCCACCGTAGGTGTGGTCATTGGCTTGGGTACCGGCTATGACCCAGAGCATCCCTTGTGGGATGAGTGGGAGCGGTCGGAAGAGGAGCTCATCTCTCCACCTTGGCGCTGTCCCTTCAAGATTGGAGACAGGGTCGTGTGGGGTCGATATCACGGGGACGTGCGGGTGAAGACGACCGTCGAGCCGGAGTGGTTCGATGAGGGGGAGGATCCCGAAGAGGGAGTCCCCGTGATTATCATCCATGTGAAGGATGTCTTGGGCTTCGCAGGAGGTCTCAAGATCGATGCCCTCCGAAGCGAGATCGATGAGCTGAATGGCAGTCCCCAGGAGGAATCTGTGGAGTGACAGCTGAGCAGATCATTTCACTTCTCAGTACTCAGGGCTTGGCTCTGGTGCTAGTGCTAGGTGGTGCGATCTGGACGGTCCGAGTACTTGTTCCTCGCTACTTTGATGGGATCAAACGTGCTCTCGATAGGCAGACAGAGTGTATCGATGACCAAACCAAGGCGATTGAGGTACTCTCGGCTCTCATTAGCCCAGAGCAAACCGCTGCCGAGTTCGAAAGGAAGCTTGCTCTGGTGCGGGCATTGAGGCAGAAAGCTAATGGGTACAAATGAGCTGGTTCTGCTACTCGAAGCTTGAGCGACAGCTCAAGCGAATCAACAGATCCCTTAGGCGTATCGCCAGGGCACTCGAAGACGAAGAGGAGGCACCACACGACCTTTTCTTCGCTTACTCCATAGGGCCAGTGAGCCCCAAAGAAAGGATGCACATGCCTCTCACTGTCACGACGACCAATGAAGAGCAGATCACGATTGCAGTCAATCCTACGACCACGACGGGTCAGCCAGCACAGCTCGATGGCCCAATCACCGTCACCTCGATCGGTGGGGACTCGACCGTCTCCCTGGTAGATGACCGTACCTTCCGTCTTCGCTCCTCGGATAACCCAGGAGACTCGAGCTTCCTTGTGGAGGCTGATGCCGACCTGGGCGGTGGGGTGGTCCTGATCCAGGACACCGTGACCTACACCGTCCTGGGTGCCTTGGCAGCCAACCTGGGCCTTACCCCTGGGCTCATCGAACCCAAGACCCCGTAAAGGAGACCGCATGCGCTTGAAGTACGTCCTCTGGGCCTATCTCCTTGGCATCCTACTAGTCATCACTAGTGTAGTAGTCAAGGCTGGTCCCTGTGAGGACTGTGACGAGCTCAAGCTCCAAGAGGCCAAGGCGGCGGGAGCTCTCGCCGGGAGGGCAGCCGCCAAGGCCTACCTGGACTCCATAGGAGGCTCTGTACCCCCTCCGGACACGACGACCGTCCCTCCACCCCCTCCGGGCTCAGGAGACTGTCTGGAGGGCTACCAGGCCCTCTCAGCGTGGTGGGATGGGTGGTGCGGGGATGAGTCCAGGAACTTCACGACCGAGGGCTCCTTGGGGGTCATGAAGTCGAATGCCGAGGCTTACAAGATCACTTCGCTCACCCCCCAGGCGGTGGGTAGGGCCTCGATTGAGGTGCTCTTTCGGACTGCCCAGATCCCTCAGGATGCGGGTGGGGGGCACCTCTTCACAGCTGCCTCCTCCCACAAGTCGGTGGGAAGGAACTGGCAGCAGGGGTGGCTCCGCCCTGACATCGAGCCTTCTCATAGCCGCTGGTACATCCATACCTACAACCTGGATGGGAATGGGAATAGGTGGTTCCTCCGGAATGGCAACCTGGATGCCGTCGTAGATGTCTGGGATACGGGGATCCCCATTGCTGGGGTCAACCAGTGGATCCGTCTGACCCTCGACTGGGAGCGGAGAGCAACCGACAAGCTCTGGCTACGCTTGACCGTGGGTGGGGTATCGAGGGAAAGGATCATCACGATCCACCCAGCCTCTGTGAACCCAGGGTGTGCAGGTGTCGGGAACATGGACGGGCTTACGAACTTCGGCGGTATGCCTCAGATTGCGTACCGTAACTTCAGCTGGAACTAGGAGGACACGATGGGAAGGGCATTGGCTGTAGCTTCGCTCGTGTGCTTCGTGCTAGCGACCTTCGGAGTGAATCCTTGGGGCGTGACGATGCTAGCCCTCGGGCTCGCATTCTTTGCAGCGTCTACGCTCGTTTGACGAAAGGATAGGTGATGGAGGAACTACTCTTCTTCCCGACCTGGATGTTGATCTTGATCCCCCAGGTGATCTCGGTCATGAAGCTCTGGGTACCGACCCTCTGGAGGGAGGTGCTCTCAGCAGTCATTGCTGCCGTGGCTACGGCCTATGTGATTGTGACGACGGACCTCACCCTGGCTGCTGGGATCGGGGAGGGAGTAATCCTCTTCTTGATCCTTACGGGTACGAGAGCTGCGGTCAACGCTATGGTCAATCCTGTGAAGGCAGTGAAGCAGCAGGTACCCATACTGGCATCCAAGGAAGTCGTCCAGAACATGGGGATCTTCATCGCTCTCTTGGTGAGTTCTATCTTTGTAGCCAAGGTGTTGGCGCAGGACTCGACCTTGGTGGCTCCTGTCGTTGAGACAGCGAAGGCAACCGGCAGGCTCTGGGTGCTTCTGGGCGCTCAGTTCGCAGCACGTCTCATCGATTGGATCTTCACCAAGAAGCTAAGCTAGCCTTCGGATACCTAGTAGTTTCGCTCGGGGGTAATCGGAGACACGAACACTGTTGCTCTGATTACCCCCGAGTACTTGGATGAACTGTTGATCCTGTCCTGCGTAGAAGCCCACATGCCCACCTGTCTCTCCTCGTGAGAAGACAACGATGTCAAACCCCACGGTTGCTTGCATGGTAATAGGTAGCCCTACTCCAAGCCAACTACGAGCCGCCAAGCTTTTCGACCGAGGTAGTCTCAGCAACCAGCAGACGTAGTTGACGAAGGCTGAGCACCAAGGGACGGAGTCGTCCTCAGGCCAAGCATCATCGAGCTTCAGCATAGAGAGGATCATCGGGTTCGAGGCAAGTCCCTCTACTTCTTTGACTCCGATGAATCGTTGGGCAAGGTCGTAGGCGGTGATTTCCATGGCGCGATAGTCCCCCTGAAGAGTGTCGTACAGAAAGCACAAAGCACATCGATGGAGAATGTGGCCCTCGCCTCATAATCACTGGCATGGTAAGGCTCAAGGATATATACCTTCACGCGGGCAGTCTTCTGTTTATCCAGGATCTCTCGCCCGCAGTAGTCGCAGAAGATCTTGTAGCTCATGCTACGGTATCTCCCCTCTCAAGACATTGATGATGACAAAGATCCCCCAAGCAAAGACAGCACAAGCCAGGTAGCCAAAGAAGACAGAGAGACCCCAGCTGAGAGCATTGCTATAATCATCAGCCAAGCAGATGAGCAAAGCGACTAGCATAAAAGCAGCAGCCACTCCTGCACCTGCCAAAGTAAGGATGACCCACTGCTCTACAGACATAGCTATCCTCTGAAGATGTACTCACCAAAGATGATCAAGGCAGAAGCAGCGATCGAAGCCAGGATGACGAGTACCCAGAGCAGGCAGCGTAGTTTCTGGTCTGTGATCATGAGTACATCCAGCGGGGTCCCCTGTTGTCATGGGGCTGCCCAGTAAGGCTATTGCCACAGGAATGAACAGAGGACTGGCCTTCGTATTCCTTATGCCCACAGTGTACACAAACAAAGGTTGGTTGCTCGTCCTCTCGAGGAGGAAGACAGTGGTGTGGAAAAGGAACATAGGGCTCTGGTGTACCACAGCGAGCACATGGTCTAGACTGTACCCAGTCAGCTGGGAGCCGAGGCTCCGACTTCAGCTTCTTTCTGATCCAATCAAAGATGCTCACTTCCTCACCAACCTCTTCCAGGTCTCGTAAGCAATAGCCACATACTCTGGGGTCCTGCTCCTCGTGAAGATCACTGCGTAGTTAGGCCAAGCCTCTTCGTTACAGGTCTCTTCTGCCTGTTGGAGGGCAGCCCAGATGTTCAAGCTCTCCTGGTTCTTCATCTCGAGATGCCATTGATCGAAAGGTGGGGGTGCCCTGAAGCCTGAGTCCGGGGACTCATTCAGCTTCCAGGGTGGCTCCCCATTCCAGAGATCCTTGATGATCTTGAGCTCGAACTTACGACCCTTGTCTCGTCTGCCTTTACCTGTTCTCGCTGGCATTACTTGAAGTCCTCAGGGATAGGGGGGAAGCGAGGAGAGTTAGCTCCTCCTCCTTCTGGATCTGATTTACGAGGACCAAGCCGATAGATCGCATGGAGCAGGACGTACTGTTGCCAGCGGATCTCCCGAAGCTGATCGTTAAGCTTAGCCAGTTGGAAAGAGAAATCTGCTCGCTCTTGCATGAACTGACTTGCTGTCTGCCGAGTAGCTATGTTGAGCAAATGAGCTTGTTCTTCTTCAGGAGTCACTCCCCGCCCTCCTTCGTCGCCTCGGCCCAGGGGAGCGATGCGTCAGCAACCGCCCAGGCCTTGTTGCGTGCATGGATGAGCTTGAGCCCGATCATCGGGTCATCGGGTTGCACCGAAACGCCGAGAGGAAACCGCACGGCCTCACCATGCGATCGCGCCAACCGCTCCGCGAAGTCGGCGGCGATGCGGGCGCAGTCCTCGGCCCAATCCGAGGGGCCGTCGTAAGTTGCTCTGAATGCTTCCGCCAACGCCCTCTCCGCCGCCAGCCGCGCGGGGTCCGGGGTCATGGCTTCTCACCTTTCAGCTCGTCGCACAAGAGCCCCACGAGCTTCGAGCGCTCAGGCGACTCGGCAGCTTCCCATGTCGCAATCACGCCATTGTCTCCATAGACGTGGTAGTAGGGCGGGGACGTCCCTTCGTAGTCCCAAGCAATGTACTCGGGCGGGCCAATCTCGCCTTCCATGATGGCGATCGACGCCTGGCGCAGAAAGTTGGCAAGCGCAAGGTCCGGGGTCATGGCTTGGCTTCGTGCGGGCAGTGGATCACGCCAGTCAGCTTTGGGTTGTGCCCAAACTCCTGCCGCTCGTGAGTTACCGGGTCCTCGCCTAGAATCTCGTCGTCAATCCGAGAGCGGACCATAATCAGCTCGGTCCACCCCTTCGGATCGCCTTCGCGCATGCCCTGTAAAACCGTGTCGCCGATGTGAATCTCGCGGCCCTTGGCGTCAAAGATCGGCAAGTCTTTTTCGCGCACCATCACTCCCCCTTCTCCTGCTCCGCCTCGAAGGCGGCGATGTACTTGGCGGCAGCCAGGCATGTAGCCTCATGGACATAGCCCGTGTCGTTCCTCGGGTCGTGGTACTCATCTCCGCACCAACACGGCACGTCGGGATACCAGGCAACGTCACGCATCAGCCCCACCGCCTCGCTCTTGGCCTCACGGTAGCCGTTCGCATAAGGGTTAACAGTAGTCACGATTTTAGTATCCGGCCAAACGATGTCATCGCCCTGGGGCTCGGCCGCTTGCGCGTTAGTCGCCGCTACTACTGCGGGTGCAGCGGCCTTGGCCGATAGTTCAGGAGGCTGCCCGCAGTCCGTAACCGCCCCCTGCTCGACACCCCCGAGCGAAGCATCGACCGCGGCGATGATGGTCAGCAAGTAGCTGTCATCTACGTCCGCGCTTAAGCCATAATCAGCGGCCAACGCCCGCGCTATCATTAAGTCGCGATCTTCGCTCATCGTGCTGCCGCCCACGGATTAGTACCCGAAAGTAAAACCTTCTTTAGCTCCTCATCTGAGACCATGTCTACCCCCTCATAATCACTCCACCACTTTGCTATAATCCGTGCTGCTCTGAGACAGCAGGGTTTTACATTGTCCTTCTTGTCCATCACCACTCCCCGGTCTCGCAGCGATGCCCACAAGCTGCGTAACCTGCGATGTCTACGAAGTTATCTCGCTTACTCTGCCACATAGAGCGTGAGAGCTTGAGGCAGATCATGATCCTTGCTACATCAGCAGGCTTGAAAATCTCTCCTGGTGCGAGCTTGCCTAAGAAGAGAGCATTCATCATTTGAGCAATGCGCTTGAAGTCCATCTCAGGAGGTCCGTAGCTCTGGTTCCGCTCTCCACCCTCGACCAGGCGCTTGGCTTCTGTGAGGATGGACTCTTTGAATAAATTGTTGATCGCTGTCGGAGCATCTGTGATGTCTACTTCAACCCAAGGATACAAAGAGTTTGGGCTATCTGCCTCCAGTACCCCACCAGGCATGAGCTTTCTATACTCCTTGGTCCTCGTGTTGTAGTACCAGGTATCTACTTGGATGTCTTCCATCTCTGCCATTAGACATTCAACTCCTTGAACTTCATCGCCACGAAGTCAGCTGAGTGACTGAAGGTAAGTCCCATCCGAGCGTGCCTTGTCTTCCAGAAGACGAAGGTTTGTACCTGCCTTCGAGGTAAGTAGAGAGCGCCTATCGCTACGTCGGTAGCGTGCATCTTCTGCCGAGAGCCATAGAGCTGATCTCTTTTGAGATACATCTGCTCCTCATAGGGCTCGTCTGCTTGAGCTGCGGTCCAGACCACGGCCTCGTTCTTCCTCGCAAAGTTTCTCAACTGCCGTATGCCTGCACCCTGAGCCTGTACCAAGTCAAGAGCATCGAAGCGTAAGAGATCCAGGTAGTCCACGAGCAAGACATCAGGCTTTACCTTAGTAGCTACGGCTGCTACCTGCTCTGCCGTCATGGAGTCCGAGTCGTACTCTTCAGCGATCAAGGTCTTGGGTATCTTCTTCACCATCGTCTTCACCCGAGCATGGATCTGTTCTAGATAGATCTCGAAGGACATGTAGAAGACCTTGAGCCCAGCTTGAGCAGAGAGGGTAGCCATACGCAGCAAGCTCGCTGTCTTCCCATGGTTCGAGGGAGCCACCAGGAGACCGACTTCCTTCCGTCGAAGACCCCCGCCAAGAGATCTATCTAGCTCCGAATGGAGATGGGTTGGAAGCCTGTCCCCTGGTTCATCCGATCGTGGGGTGAAGTCAGCAAGCGGCATAAGAGAACGGGGGACCTCCCCGGTCAGTGTGGCCCCCCAAAGGACACCTCTGAGGCGGTCGAGATCCCGAGCATTGCGCTCGAGATGCTCCACCTTCGGTCCCCCGTTCTTCAACGTTTGCAATAGACCTTCATGCTGAGCCTGGATCAGGAACTTGGTCAGGATCTCGAGCACGAGGCTAGTGCCTACTCCCTCGTCCAGAGGCTCCGTCAGGTTCCCGATCTGCTTTCGCAGTAGTCCCGCGTCTTCGGCGAAAGGCAGTGCCAATCGTGTAAGCACTGTTTTCTCCAAAACCGCGTTACCCCCCGGCTCAGCAAAAAAGAGTTTCATACCGCGATAGACCTGCCTGGCCTCAGTCGTCTTCAAGACGCTTTCGACCATGGAGGAGACGGACAGATCCCGGTGGCGGTGGTTTCCATTCCTCCCGAGCTTGACCACGGGCTCTAAGGGATGGACGCGGCTCCACACCGTACGCCTTCTTAGCTGACTGAGTAGCTCCTGCTCGAACGTGAGCACCGGACGTACTCCCTCCCAGGTAAAGGTCTGAGTTCAATCTTTCGAGAACCATCGTGTCAGCAGTGCTCAAGCTGATGGGTACCATGTCGTCCACGTTGAATTGAGAGAGGAGTCGTCTATCCAGAATGTTTCTTAGTAAGGGCCTCAAGACATCTTCTTCTTCAGGCGTCAGAGAGCGATCCACGCTCCTCGTCCTCCTTCTTCTTCTTGGGATGCTTCTCGAACTTCTGGGAGGGAGCCTCGACGATACGATGCGAAGCCACATGCTCTGGGAAGCAGTTCCTACAGAGTGGCTGCATACACGAGGGACAGGGTTGAAGGAGATCCGAGGTGAAGCGGATCTCGCAGTTGCTACAGACGACTCGACTCATCAGAACCTCCTAAACTCGGTAGCGAAGAACGTTCTTCGCCCACAGGTTGAGTTTCCGCTCGTAACGCTCCTGCTCGTACTCTTCGTCTAACTTACGCACCATCCGCTTGACCTCGGCAATCGAGAATCCAAACCTCATCTTGAGATCGAGAGCGAAGGCCGCCAGCTGCTGACGACGGAGAGCCTTAACATCGATGATCTGGTAAGCCTCTACGAACTTGCCGATCGTTCGAGAGAGCTCGATCATCATTGGTGGTTCCCTCCAAACCTTGGACAGCGGGGTGCGTACCCACACCAGTCTTTGCTACACCACCAGGAAGAAGGCTCGGTCATGGGGTAAAGCTCGGGGTCTCCCTTCGCCTTCTCGACAAACCTGACAATCCCTCGGAACTCGCTCAGGAGAGATTCCTCTGTGAGATGCCCTTCTTCGACCATCTGCTCCATGGGGACCACTTCAGGAGAGTTCCTGGGGTTACAGCGGAGCTGTATTTGAGAAAGCTTCGTGATCTGGATCTTCTTCGTTGCTTGGATAGCCATCCGGTAAACGGGGAGCTGAAAGTTCTGGTTCACGTCATTCTGGGAAGGAAGCCTGGCCCCAGGACGGAACTTGAAATCAATCAGCTCCCCGCTGCCCCCCTGTTCGTCATGCACCAGGTCTACCGTTCCAGTCAACGGTATCTTGGTACCAGGGATCTTCATCTTGAAGCTCTCTTCGATGAGCAGTGGCACCAGACGTTGAGCCTCTTGGCGAAAGAAGAGGGGAAGAGTGCCTCCCTTGCCCCGGCTCCCCGTCATCCGATCGCGGAGCTCGACAGGATCCACTCTGCCCCCTCGTTCACACTCTTCCAGCTCCTCATTGAAGCGAGTCGTGAAGACATCCAGGAGATCGCCCTCGGGAGGCAGATCGCCAAAGGTCTGCTTGTGCCGCATGCCATGCTCGATGGATGCATGTCCAGCGGTCCCAAGAGCTTTGTAATAGTTAGGCTTCGCTGGTCCCTTGTAGAGATAGAACCAGAGCTGCCGCATGCAGCGGTGAGCAAGGTTCAAGTGGGACTGGCGAATGCCCTCAGAGAGCGGAGTGATCACACCTTCTCCAACGGCTCGACCAGGATCGCTCGGATCCTGAGCCCCTTCGACTTCGCCACCTTCATAAGCTGACGAAGCTCCCATGTACCCTCTGGAGTCAGATCTAAGGGCAGAGGAATCCACTCAGGAGACATGGAGAATCCTACGGAGAGCTTCTCGTGTTGAAAGGCACCAGGTGCCTCCTGCATACCATTCCACTTCATGAAGGTTCTTTCTAAGAGGGAGAACTCTCAGAGCCGTTCCGACGATCTCCTGCCCCCGTGAGGAATGCAGTCTCGTCAGGCGCAGCTCTGAGAGAGAAAGGTTAGGCGCTACTTCTTTGAGGTCCCCATGGGAGAACCCCGTAATCCCCTTAAGCGAGGCTCCGTGCTTCTCAGCGCCGCACCCATGGAGCTGTCACGTCGAAGCAGCGCCTAAGAGACTATCGCCAGAGAAACCAGAAGATATCGTGGAGAGCCCACTGGTTGAGCATCGTAGGGATGCAGGCTACGAACAGCGTCAGAAGCGTCATGGTTCTCTCCTAGTCACCGTAGGTCGGCTTGGCGAAGAAATGCTCCAAGGACGCCTTGACCTTGGCAAACCGCTCTTCGATGTTGACTAGTCGCCAGCTCGAGCCATGAGAGCCTCCCCCACTTCCCATCGCATCTCCACACCAGCTCCCAGGCTCACTCCCAGGCCGACGATGCACCCCACAATCATCCCAATCACCTGCTTGGACGTTGATGCATGCTCCCCAACTAGGGACTGCGATGCACAAGGCCACAAGCCCACCGAGGAAGAAGCGCTTCATTTCCTTTTCCTCTCGACGGGTTGATCGAACGAAGATCCATCCACCAAAACAACATGGACGGACGTAGGAACCTCCACCCCCCGCACCACACAGACGTAGGACTTCTCTCCAGCGGTCCAACGCTCGGGGAGAATCGCTGCAAACCAAAGCGTATCGGGACTGAGACCATTCGGTCTCATCCTGATGATGCGAGAGACGTCCTTGTCTTCTCGGCGCATATCGAGGCAGAGGATGCGATCGTAGAGACCGACTCCTGAGTGCCCTACTTCCATCGCCCACTCGTTGAACTGATCCTGGGAGTACTCCTCGGAGAAAGCTCTGCCTGCGGGTCCATAGACGAGCGGGGAGCAGAACCTCTTGGCAGAGTACTTCCCACCCATGAGGAAGAGAGAGGCGAGGAAGCCTATGAGGAGAGTGAGGAGGAAGCGTTGCTTCATGGCGTCACAAGCTTCTTCTTGTTCCTTGGGGGCATCGCCTTACCCGGTGCCGGCTCCTTCACCTTCTTCACCGGAGCACCATTCAGGTTAAAGAACTTGGATACCGAGAACTGAGGCAGGTTCTCGATCAGATCTTGGATGATCTGCTCACGCTCGAGAAAGACCGGAGTGATGATCTCCAGATCCAAGAGCTTCTTCTGCCAATCAGGAAGCCAGATCTTCTTGGGAGTAAGTGGAGTCACTCTCCACGCCTTGTCCGTCTTCTCCCAGGAGGTATACATCCCCTCGGTCTCGAACTTGGAAGCACCTGCGACATCTTCATCACCCACGAGAGCCATGAAGTTATCTCTGCCCGTAGCCCCAGCCGAGAGCACCTTGATCGGATGGTCGTCCCCACGAGAGAACTGCTCTTCTTTCAAGACCTGGAAGTGCCAACGCGCTACTGGTGCGATCTTCGGCTTCCCATAGGTATCTTGAGGGAACTCCTTCTCATCATAGGCATCCATCAGCTCACAGATGGCACAGCGCTCATCCTTGATGAGCCCATCCTTGAGGAAGCGTTGGTAGGCCCCAGGCTCATCGTCTACGAGAGCATCGAAGCAGGTGATGCCTGAGCGGTACTTCCTCCCATCCTTGGTGGTACGATCAAGCCAATGGACGGTGAGGGAGAGGTAGGGAAGGGGATCGTTCTCAGGACCTCGAGGACGGATGTCTGGCAAGACCCAGACCTTGCAGGGAAGCTTCACATCGAAGAGGGCCTTACGATCCGACCCAGAGCCACCTCGGTAGCTCTTGTTCTTCCGGATGTCGTCGAGGATCTTCGCTCGGTTCAACCTATGCCCGGTGGGGGCATCCGACCCAGTAGTGGGTGTCTTCTTCTTCGTAGCCAAGGGATTCGTGCTCCTTCTGCGTGTGTGCTCTTTACCCCTGTTTTTGCGGCTAAAAGTGTTAACCCCTATCTGTATATATACTTCACAAAACCAACAGATCGAGGGTAGCACGAGATCCGCTCAGAGTCAAGCTGGATCTGAGGATTTTTCAGGCTCTGAAGGAGAGCACCGACAGCACAAGTTATCTACACCAAGAGCCACACGAAAGCATGCTACACAAACAGATGCACCACTCGATTGTTGGGGGATAGGAGGAACAGGTGCTCTCTCTGCTTCTCGCATGATGCGTGCTCCGCAAGCAGGAGTTCCATGACAAGAGGCTCGATGCCATTTTCCCCCAAAAGAAGAGAGACGAACCCAACCATGAGGAGTGTTCATGTCATCTTCTCCCGCATTACCCATCCCATTCTTCTCCCAAGAAAGAGATAGCAAGCAGGCATTCCTCTGAGTGCTCTCTTGTTTGAGGATCTATTTGCATGAGCAGCCCTCTTATGATCTTTGCTGCGATAGCATGCTCATTCTTTCTAGCTACGTTGACGCAAGATAAGCATCGAGCAAAAGAATCATTTCCACATTTTGGGCAGATTCTTTGCACTCTCGCTCCATCAGCTGGTTTCTTCATGCCACCTTCTCCGTCTCTCCCCAGTTCTCTCCGATCGAGACTTCGACCTGGTACTCGGTCGTAAGCTCGTAGCCGAAGGTACGCTTCACATCACCTGGAAGCACATGCTTCCAGTAGTAGGTCAACGCTCCTGCCATGTCCTTCGCTACTTCTTCCGTCTCACAGTCGTAGACGCATTCATCGTGCACAAGATTGATCAAAAGAGCATGACCCTGGACTCCATAAAGCCTTGGTCCGAAGTGAGCAGCAGCACAGAGGTTTAACACGTTCGCAAAGTTCTGGATCGGATGGTTTACCGCCTGGTTGATCGCATGCTTGTCCGAGTACTTGAGGAGGGGAAGCCGACGCACATGCCCGGAGAGGCTATGGGCTTCACCTGTCTTCTTCCCCTCCTCGATGAACGCTTTGATCCAATCGAAATGCACATGGTAGTGCTCACGAATCCCCGCTCTCACCTCTCGAGCGATGTCGTAGGGGATACCCAAGCGTTCCATCAAGATCGGTTCCTCTGCGCCATAGATAGCAGCGAAGTTGGTCGTCTTCCCCTGGTCTCTCACAAAGGTCAGTCTCTTCAGCTTGTGCTTACGGTTCTCAACGAGGATCCCCATCGCATTCAACGTATCGGTCATTGACTGATGAGGATCTCCAACGATCAGCTTGTCATCCTTCGAGTACTCATACGCTACGCGCATCTCGATCTGCTTCGCATCCACCTTTAAGATCTTCCCCTTGGGGAACCTCGAGATGACATAGATCCGAGCCCAGTCAGGAACGTTCTGCATGTTGGGCTCTTGAGAAGAGAGACGCCCAGTGACAGGAGAAGAGCCATGGGCTAATTCTTTTGATCCCCGGCCTCCAAGATTGAACTTAGGATGAAGCAATCCTCCTGCGGCAACAGCCAGCTTCCCGATATCCTTCTCTTGAGCCTTGATATGCGAAAGGACCTGATAGCGCTTGGCCGTTCCCGTCGTATCAAGCTGAGCCAGCTCAGCCAAGACATGCTTATCTGCTTTGGGGACCTGGAGCTTCTTCGTCTTCTTGAGCACAGGTAGTCCAAGCCGACCAAAGAGAATCTCACCCTTTGCTTTCCCACTGACCTTGACCTCCGGGGAGAGTGCATACGTCCTTCGAATCCATCGCTCTCGTTCTCGGATACGACTCTTGAGCGAGCGTAGAGCCTTGACCGCATCCGAACGGATAGCCAATCCATTCAGCTCGACTTCCCCCAAGAGCTTGATCTGAGCTGAGAGGAACTCATAGTTCCGCATGATCTTGGGGAAGTAGTGAAGCGTTGCTCTTCTCGAGATGTAAAGATCCCTTGTGAGTGCTACGTCAGTAGCACAGTAGGGATGGAGGATACTGTCCTCGGGCTCTACCTTCTCGATCCACTGGCTATGGACCTCACGCCAGTAGAACGAGTATCCAAACTCCTGAGCGAAGCTCTTTAGCGAATAGTCTTCCCGGTTCTCATCCAACATCTGGCAAAGAAGGATCGTATCTTCGATCTCCCCTTGCCAACCCTCAGGGATGAGGCCCGCTCGTCTAAGGGCAACGTAATCATGCCGAGCGAAGTGGCAGATGAGTTTCTTAGAGGGTATAGGTGGGTGTCCCTTGGTGATCCTGATCGGTCCCAAAGGTTCTGAATACCCTGTGCATCGGATCGCTTCAGCTTGACCAAGCACACTCTCCGTATCCAAGACCAAGGTCTTGTACTTCTTCGAATCCTCATCGACGTAGGTAAAGGACACCTGCTTACCGGGCATCACTCGATTGAAAGCTTTCTCGAGATCCTGATAGAGCGCATCCAAGACATTGGAATCACTCTTCGCATAGTTGAGATAGGAGGGATGGTAGGTCGGGTAGACCAGGACATCTTTCAGCTGAGGGTGGATCGACTCGAAGGCATGGCCTCTCAACTGCGAAATAGGAACCGTCTTCTTCAAGGGCTTGACCAGAGCCTTGGAAGCTCGAGCACCGAGAGCTATCACGAAGGGGGGACGAGCAACCTCCAGGTCATGGAGGAAGGCAGGGAGGCAGGCAGCTACCCCCTTGGCCCCAGCAGCCTCGAAGTCATTCTTCGGGGGCCTGCACTTGATCACGTTTGTAAGACTTACACTCTCCCTCTTGATCCCCAGGTCCTCGAGGATCATCCAGAGCTTCTGCCCTGCCTCCCCGGTGAAGGGTGCCCCTGTGGACTCCTCAGAGGCCCCAGGAGCCTCTCCGACCAGGAGTGGCATGCCTGCCCTTAACTCAGAGGCTACGAAGCCCTGGAGGCCCACCCCTGAGCCGTAGGCGCTAAGTGGGCATTTCTCGCAGTGTGGCTTCGAGGATGCTTCGTAGCTTGGCCGGAGAGGTCTCCCCCGGATCTTTCTTCGTGAGCCGGTGGGAGGCGGGGACGGTGAGGATCCCAAGGGAGGCTCCTTCGAGGGCAGTTAGCTCTGCCTGGAGGACAGCGTCTTTGTCGAACAGGACGATGACAGGGAGGCCCATCGTGGAGATGTCTCCGAACCGGGTCGTTTGTCCATGGAGGGCAAGGGCTGTGAAACCTGCCTCCCATACCCGGATGGCATCGAAGACACCTTCCACGAGGACCAGGCAAGGGGAGAGAGGACGCAGAGCGAGGAAGTAGGACTTACGTCCTGGGGGCAGCCAATCGTTCCCTCGCTCAGTACTTGAGATGATCCTGCGTTCGTAGAAGTAAGAGGGCGCGCACTCAAACCCCAAGGCCACGCCACCAACCCCCAGGGAACGGGCTTTGATGGGTAAGAGTGCGCGTGCTTCATGCGTAACCTTACGTCGATCGAGATAAGCTTTAGCGAGTGGGATGAGATCGGGAGGATGCCAGACATGCTCCCTCCGATTCAAGCTCGAAGTGAATAGCGTGCGGGGGATCTCTCTTTGCTCACTCTCTTCGTTCCGGTAATCAGTCAAGGGGTTCTCGTTTGATGAGCCCACGAGTCATAGCTTCGATACACAATACTCTGAAGATAGGTTGAGCCAAGAGAAACTCGATCGGAATCATCTCATCGAGTTCTCGCTGAGCCTGATCGTGCGCTATCTGGGCCATCTCCCCTTGGAAAGAGCAGGAGGCACAAGCTTCTCGCTCTCGCTCAAGGAGCAGAGGTGCCTTCCGCTTGAGCAGGCGAAGGATGTTCATGAGGTGCGTATCATCAAGATCTTCAATAGGGACACGCTGACCTTCCTTCATTGTCCAACAGAACATAAGCTCTGGGAAAGGTCGTTCGCCCTCTTCGTTCCGGTAGTCCATCACTTGAGCAAAGCCAAGAGGTTGAGAAGAAGGAGCCCAAAGTTAACTCCCGCAATAGTGAAATGAAGAACGGTAAGCCAGGACTGCTTGGCTCGTACTCCGCAGCCTATGGAAAATCCAACAACCGCTGTGTTGAGCAAGAGAGCCCATGCATTGAGGCTCATTCAAATAGCCTCCGTGAGAATCCGCCAGCTCTTGAGCGTATTGTCTTCAAAGGTGACTTCGACAGGCTTACCTTCTAACTGCCGAACTGTCCGCACATTTGCTTCGATAAGAATACGATCGAGACGCATGACCAGCCCACCTAACTTCTTGATCCGATCTTCCTCGGTCCAGTGGCTGAAGGGAGAACGCTCCCCAGACCAAGCACCCCAGAAGTCACCCACTCCCCAGCCAGGGCCAGTGAAGTCAAAGGAGATACCGATCATGGCGTCTTGATAGCCACCGATACCAAACTCTGCACGCTTGATCTTTCCGATCTCTTTCCTGTTCATTCGTCTTCTTCCTCGTCCTCGAACATAGTGGCTTCTTCCGCTCCGCTCCCACCGTAGGGGATGAGGGTCTCTTGAGATTGCTGCTCATGGAGCGTGAGCTCCGCTCCGGTCTCAAGATCTAGGCCCAAGTATTGAACTGTTCCAGGAGGATCTCCCGAAGTCACCTCAAGCTCTACCGGAGAGTCTCGGATGAGTTGATAGTTCGTGAGCCCATGCTCGAGCGCATGCTTTTCGCAGTAGTAGTCTCGCTCTTCCTCGCTCTGCTCAGTCTGCCAGACATGAACCCACTTTGCTTTTCTAACACAAGGCACATGGTCAGGAGGTGGAGCCATCTCGCCTTCTTCTACCCAAACACCTACTTGGCAAAGCGGAGCGTACTCTGTGATCTTTTCCCAGAAAGAGAGCATCTACCACTCCTTTCCTTTCCAATCTCCATTCCAGGTTCCCTGCTCAATCGCTTTCACCATACGTTGGGTTTCTTCGTGAAAAGCACGGGCATGACGCATCTCAGCGCGGACGAGTGAGACCAACAATATGCGCACCGCAAGAAGGAACAAGCCCGCAAGGACAGGTATCAGGATCATGGCTCCCTCCGCTCCGGTACGGGAGGTGGGGTTACGGTGAGTCGATAGCGTTCCGGTCCACCTTCGATCACTCGGAGGTAGTGGATGAGTTCTTTCACGATGATAGCTAGCTCATCGAGCCCAGCATGAGCAACGTAATCCTCTTGGATCTTAAGCTGAAGCTCATCCACCATGCTCTCGATGTCGTTTAGGGATCTCATGATCTGCTCTCCTTCGATCCACCAAAGGGCCGATCCGCTCCGGTCCGCTCCGGTTCAGGTTCTAAGAGGCTGCAGACGGCCAGTAGCTTGTCCCACGCTCGCTATGCCGCTCAAGGCCGCTACCGCTTGACTGCGATCTTGCTCTCATTCTCAAGAGCCTTCCGCCATCCGTCATAACTCTGCACATAGCCAAGGAGAAGTGCTGTATCAGCACCCCATAGCTTTGAAAGCTGTGGAGGGTTGTTGTTAAGCGCATCCGCCTTGCCCTGCGCCATGCCCGAAAGCATGAGTTGACGCTCAAGACCCTTAAGCGTTTTCTTCAAAGTATTGTAGCTGCGAGGATCTTTCATGCCAGGCTCCAAAAAAGGGGGAGGGAGGCTCCGGCTGTTATTCCCTATTCGCTCGCTAACATCGAGCATCGGGGATTCACCGGAGCCTCCCGAGTCTAGCTAGACGGCTTGCCGGAAGAGTTCCGATAGCTTCAACGTGTTGCGCATCTGCAATTGGGGCGAAGATGACTTCGCTACTTCGGTAAAGGCATTGAAGAGCGACCACGCGGTGCGGGGCTCGAAGTCCGCATGGGTCGGAGTCTCCCATGCTTCAATAACTTTCGGGAGGTTCGAGGCGGGGATCACATTCCGCCGAATGCTCTCAACAAGCATATGATCCAGCGTCAATCACGTTCAACTCACGGTTTCGCATCCGCTCAATCTCGCTGCCCGTGCGGGAAGAGAGTGCCTTAGTTTGGGAAAGCATGCCGTATAGCATGTCCGGGAGATCGCGGAAAAGGTTCCGGGTATGCTTCCGCGTGCTCTCTACTTCACCATTGAACGAAAGGTTATCGCAGACTGTTACGCGATAGCCTGCGACCAAGCCAACGGAAAGCGAACGATCGTAGCTTGAGCGGAGGCCAAGGGTGAGCGACCAGTCGGCAGCATTGTTGCCGTTTTGGACGGTGAGAACTCCAAACAGCTGCGAGCCTTCGCGAGCAAGGCCAAACTGTTCATCGGTGACCGTGAGGCCAAAGCGGGGCAGCTGTAGCTCGATCTCTTCAAGCAAACGAGCGTAAGGGATAGGTGTATAGCTTGAGGTTTCATCGGGAACGGGAACGGAAGCGAGATCGGCCCGAGTAGCAGGCCAGCGGGTAGAAAGGCGATTCATCGTTATGTCCTTTCAGACTGGGGTTAGAACGAATGAACACGAGAAGCTTAGCACAATAAGGAGGGAGAATCAAGGGGTGATTTGACCCTATCTTACATGACCGCCAATCGGCCAAACGCAATGCCAAGGGCCCTGACACTTCGGCGGCTCATGGGGCGGTAGTGTTTCGCCGGGGGGAAGGCAAGCTTTATGGTAGTAAGCTTCAAACGCGGGCCCGTCTAAGTCAATTAACGCATCGCATAGGCCTAGCATCGCCTTGCAAACGTAGCATTGTATTTGCACGTTATGGGCCCCTGCAGAATGATCGACGGTCAACCGCATTATCTCGCCTCACATTCTGGCATGCCGTCGATTAGGGGAGCATGAATTACCTTAGCTTCTGGGCTAAGAGCATGCTTCGCTGCAAAGCTTAGCGCCAAGGTGAGGATCAGCAGGGCAGGGAGCATGTATCTAGCTTTCATCGGTGAACACTCCACTAGCTAGGGCATCGTCAGCACAAGCAGGGCAGAACCGTGTACCCGTACCATCCTGCATATCTACTCGATAGAGAACGCAGGACCATTCTAGCATGCAAACACTCTGCCCTAGATGTGCAGGGCATCCACTATCAGCACACTCGCAGTGCAGGAAGTCGCTCATGGGGTTTCGTCCTTCAGCACGGCACCTAGTAAGTGGATCATGGCCTCTAGCTCTTGCCTGGTAAACAAGCCTTCGCTGGTAGGGCTTAGCTTGATCCGCACCATGCTGGGATCTACATTGACGGAATGAATCTCGAGGGAAGAGCACAAGCCTTCCAAGGTGTATTTGAACATTAGGCTGCCTTCCTCTCTTCAATCTCTGCTTCGGCTGCCCAAAGGATCATGCAAAGGTTAAGGGCTTCCGTATCTCCACGAAAGGTGAACACTCGGCAAGCGGTATCTCTTGAACCATCTACCTCGCGCAGAAGCTTGAACACTCTCAACATAGGATGCATGGTTAATATCCCAACATGGCAAGGCATGCCATGCGGCCAATGATGTAGAGCGCAAACATGACGAGTGCCAACGCTACTGGGGCGAGGAATGAGGTACGCATGGGTTAATAACCCATTTCATCTTCGCAGGGATTGCACTCATTGCAGTATGCCCCTACAGGATTAGATGCATGCAGTCTGCAAGTCTCACAAATATGCAGGGGCTTCTTCTTATTACCACAAGTAGGACAAGGTTGAGCGTAGGTTGGGGGATTCTTACCGCACCAGTCGCAGAGTTTGCGGAGTTTCATGGCTTTACCGCGCCTTCAGGACAATGACCCAGTGGTGATCAGTGCAGTAGCAGTCGTATATACGACTACCAAAGCGGGCTTGGGCTTCCAGGAAGGCGGAGAAGGTTCGGAAGAGAAGTTGCTTACGTTCTGGGGTTTTCATCTTCTGGACTCCTGTTAGGGGTTGAACAGTTACCAGACCATTACCATAGCACAAGGTAGACCGAGATAACAAGGGCTAAGTGTATGTAAACACATATATCTAGAGATAGTCATATCACCCAGTAAGCACTTTGAGCGTGCAAAGGTTGCAGAATACAAGTGTTGTCTCATGCAGAGAATGAGAGGAAGGGTTATTCAACACAATCAACCTGGGTGAATGAGCTCAAGAAGAGGGGAAAGAAAGGGTGAAACAGCTCTTATCTCTTCGAGACTCTTGGGTGAGCGAACCCACGCAGTGGGTTCGCTCACCCAAGAGTCGAGAAGGATAAGTGCAAAGAGAGAGGAAGTAGCGCAGAAGGCAATGGAGAGAGTGGGTGTGAAGACCCATGAGCGGTAGCGAATGGGTCTGAACACCCTTAGGCTTATTGGGTTAAAAAGCTATACCACTTACTTGGCATAGTTCTTTGACCCAGTTCTTAGCCTATTGGGGGATACCACCCTTTTTACTGGGTTATTTGACTAGATAGGGGACTTGGGTAGAAGGACCCAGGGGGGAAGGGTGGGGGGAGTCCAAGTGTATAACTACCCAGTCTTCTATCTTGATTCAGATATCTGAAAAACCCCGCAGCTTTTTAAAAGGAATCTACCTACGTTTCAGAGCAGAGTCGCCCCCTCTAGCGTTTGCACGCTCGATCGCTTCCTGGGCCGAGAAGCTCGGTTCTGGGGGGAGGAGTCGCCCCTTGGTCCGATCTGCCTCAGGCCAGGTGGGGTCACCCGTCTCCTTCGGCACTTGACATCTCGTGGGTAGTCCAGGAATTATCTCTTCCGGGGAGCCCACTGGGCTCCAGTCACTCGACTTCCCAAGCAAGAGTGACCAGGACCAGCCTCCCCAATTCTTCCTCTCATGTCAAGACCTCGGGTAGCCGCACTCTTCGTAGACCCCGAAGGCCCTTACCCAGCTCTCGGGGTCGATTGTTGGACTCTTGAGAGAAATGCCCTTAATTACAGAGGAAAGAAGCCTGTAGTAGCTCATCCTCCCTGCCATTTATGGACGAATCTCGCCTCAGTCAACTACAAGCGCTATGGAGGAGCCCACAATAAGCCTGGAAACGATGGGGGTATGTTCGCTTTCGCCCTGGATACTGTTCGAAGATGTGGTGGTGTTCTCGAACACCCTGCTGGATCTAGGGCTTGGAAAGCCTATGGGCTCACGCCCCCGAAAGAGCTCGGTTGGCAGAAGGCCAAAGAGGGTTGGGTGTGCGAAGTCTGGCAAAGTGCCTACGGACACAAGGCTCGTAAGCGAACTTGGCTGTTCTACGTTGGGCGAGTACTGCCCAAGGAAGCTCGCTGGGAGAGGGTTCCTGGAACTCATCAGTGTGGTTGGTTCGATCGGGCAAAGCCTACTCTGGGAAAGAAAGAGGCTTCGAGGACGCCCAAGGCTTTCGCCAAGTACCTGATCGATTTGGCTGAGAACGCTTGACGGCTATCTCCCTTGGTGTTACCCCCTCCTCCCATGGTTCTCGTCCGAAAGATCCCGAAGAATGAAGGCACCAAGGGCCGAGGGACGGCGGGGACCCACCCCATCGAGGTCATGAAGGATTCCAAGGGTCTCCCGAGGAATGTCTCAGGGAAGACCCGGAAAAAGCGGAAGCTAGGACCCTCGAGAGCCAAGAATCCGGGGACCGCAGCGGCGAGGAAGACGAAAAAGGGCATAGCGCTCAAAGAAAACGACCTCTTGAACTACAAAGCTACGGTAGAAGATGAGGCTGAGGAAGCGCTTACCGCCCAGGTCCTCAAGGGAAACCACCCCCTTTCCTTCTCGGTCCTCGAGCGCTTCCAAATGCGCTCCATGTCGGAAGAGGGCTACTCCAAGGTCGATATAGCCCAGCGGTTCCATACCTCTATTCCCTTGGTTTCTCAGGTCTTAGCTCTGAAGGAACGCCTTTCCAAGGCTCGAGAAGCCGAGCTTTCAGGGCATTTCTTCGAGTTCTCGAGGCTTGTAGGCGACATCGTCAAGGGGATGGACTCGGGGAAGATCGATAGAGCCTCTTTTTCACAGCTTTCCCTCGCCATGGGCATCACGTTCGACAAGATGCTGGCCGTGAAGAAGGCTTTGGACGGAGACGCTCCTGATGTCCACCAGCATGAGCTCTTCGTCGGGGGTTATCAGGACCGTCAGGACCTGAAAGAGCGCGTCAAGAGCCAGCTCGAGCGTCTACGAGACCACGGGAAGCTGGGAGACCTGATCCCTGTCGAGGCCCAGGTGCTCCCCTCGGGTAAGGTGGGGATCCCGACCGAGCATGACGGGTCCTCACCACCCGACCCTGACCAGATTGAGATGTTCACCTCGAAAGAACCCGAGTGAACGTCGAGGACTTGAGCGATGAAGAACTACTGGAGCTCTCTCAAGACATTGCTCGGTTGGAAGAAGAGTCGAGAGCCAATCCCATTGTTTACTACCGGCCTAACCGTGTCGGTCAGACACCTTTTCACGCTTCCCGTGCTCGGACTCGCATTCTTCTGGGTGGAAACCGTGGGGGTAAGACGACCGCAGGAGCAGCAGAAGCTATTGCCCATTCTCTGGGTTATCGTCCCTGGCTGCCTGAAGATCATCCGGACTACTTCGTTCGTCTCATGGGCAATCGTAAGATTCCGGTTCCTAACATCGGGACAATCTGCTGTGAATCGTATAAAGTTGCTGTCGATCGAGTGATCTGGCCTACCTTGAACGAATGGCTCCCTCAAGACTTTGTAGAGTCTTCAATCAAGAACCAACAGGGTGTTGTGGATACGGTCCAGTTCAAGAATGGCTCGCGTATCCGGTTCATGACCTATAACCAGCAACCGAAAGAGTTCGAAGGCTTCAAAGCGCACTGGGCTTGGTATGACGAACCACCAACGCATGGGATCTACATCTCGAACGAACGCTCCCTCATCGACTATGGCGGAAGATCCTGGTTCACGCTTACTCCCGTGCGTCAGCCCTGGATCTGGACCGAGCTCGTCTCCAAGGAAGGTGAAGACCCAACGATCGAAGTCTTCAGGATGTCGATCTGGGACAACTGCGACGAGAACGGAGGGCATCTCAAGCGTGAGTATATCGAGTACTTCCTTGCCCGCCTCCCGACGGAAGAGCGGAAGTCGAGAGAGACAGGTGAGTTTCTCCATCTCCAAGGAAGAGTCTTTTCCGAGTGGCTCCCCAAACGTCCCTTCTGGGTTCCCTACGGTGACTTGGCAATTAAAAATTACTGGCCTCGAGTTATGGCGATCGACCCGCACCCGAGGAAACCGATTGCAGTCATCTGGTGTGCCATCTCTCCCGATACTGATCTTTGGTATGCCTACCGGGAGCTATACGATCCCATGCTCAGAACCGTCCAAGACGTAGCGGAGAAGATCCATGAGCTCGAACGAGGCGAAGTTGAAGACTCACGTCGTGTCTTCAGAATTATTGACCCATCTTCTCGCGAAAATGAACGTACCGCTGACAGTTCAGTGTACGAGGCCTTTGCGGATTATGGGATCGAGTGTGAACTGGCGCAAAAGTCTGACCGAGATGGAAGAAGAAAGAAGCTTAGGGAAAAGCTCATCTTGGATACGGTCTACAACGTCCCTGGGCTTGTCACGATTGCCCCACCTTTCGGGAGCCCATCGAATCCAGATCGATCCATTGGAGACGGAGGATGTCCAAGACTCAGGCATGAGTTCCTGAACTACGTCTGGGACGAGTGGGAAGCGGCGACCAAGGACAAGCATGATCCCAAGCAAGAGCCCTTGAAGAAGGACGACGACCTCCTTGACGGGCTCATGTACCTGTGCCAATATGGCGAAAGAGCGCGGGATTTCGATCCCCGCTTCTGGAGCTACAAGGAACGTGGAGAAGCACCCTCGGAAAAGCTTCAAGTGGTCCACCCAGGCCGTAGTCGGTCAAGGACGGGGTACTGATGGCTCGATCCCTCGAAGCAAAGGCGACTCTCCAGGTCAAGGAAGATGGACAGCGCAGGGACGCGCACACGGCGAGCTCAACGATCGCCGACTTGACCCATCTGTTCCATACGGTCTTGACCCTCAATACCAACACGCAGAACTATCAAGTGAACTTCGGCTCCGGCTTCTCAACACCCACTCACATGCTGATCCGAGAGCAAAGCGGTAGAACGCTGACCTACTCGGTGAATGCCACGACCCACCATCATCCGATTGCGGCTTACGGCTATATCGCCTCCCACAGTCGGATTGCTTCCCTTTACCTTTCCGTTTCCTCCTCCCCTTCGACTCGCCCCAAAGTGGAAATCATTCTCGCGCGCTAGGAGATTGTGAGATGGGCCAAAAGCATAGAGCGAAGCTCGAGATGACGAAGCAGCTTGTAGCCCAGCATCCCTTGTCCCTCCCCGAGCCTCCAGGGCATCTAGGGAATCTCAGGAGAGCTGAGAACCAGCCTTCGGCTCGAGGAAGTAGTCGGATGGGGGAGCTCCAGAAGTCAGAGCAGGAGCGTTCTCGGAAGCGTCGAGGCTTCGAGTCCATGCTGAGGAGCGGGGAAGGACGTAAAGGAATCAAGCGGTACACTTAGGAGGTGTGAGATGGGAATGCGAGAACGCTCTCGACTCGATACGGTGAAGACTCTGACGGCGAGCCATGGAATGGCAGGACCTCGGGTGAAGCAGGTGCATTCCCTCGCAGAAACTGCTTCAGAGCTTTCGAAGATCAAGAAGACCGAAAGTGGATCCCCAGGTGCGGTGAAGTCGGTGACGCTCACGGCCAAGAATCGGAAGACAGGTGCTGTGATGGATGCTATCACCGTGGAGCCTACGAAGCCCTATGGTCCAGGAACAGGGACCAAGCGAGGGAAGCGCTAAGTGCCCCGCCGCCCTCCGCTCTCCAAGGAAGTCCAAGACGAGATCGTAGAAGTGCTCTATGAGGCCATGGATGACGATCTCTCCGATCGTGAGGAGTGGGTTGCCAAGCGAGTCCGCTCCCTCGAAGACTGGTTGACGTCTCGGGATGGGATCAAGGACACGCCTTGGGAAGGGGCTAGTAACATCACTCCGCCCCTGATTGCCAAGGCAGCGAGAGCATTGCATTCGCGGATCATTGGTTCACTCTTCAACGCCGATCCCTTGGTGCATGTGATCCCCGTCAACACCAAGAACCGAGATGCGGCACGAGTTCGTGAGAAGTTCTTGAACTGGCAGATCCGTAACGACATTCGGAACTTCTATCGTGAATTGAATACCGCGACCTTGGAGATGGTGGTCCAGGGGACCTCGTTCGTCATGCTTTGGTTCGAGCGCAAGCGGGAGCTCTTACCCGAATGGAAGATCGTGCCCCGAGAGCTTCCGAGCGAACTGGGGATGATGCTTGGACGAGCCAACCTCGAGAAGACGGATCAAGAGGTGATCGAAGAGGTCCTGGACGAAGTCCGCTCAGCGGTTCCCATGGGAGACCATCGGTACAAGGTCACGCATGTGGATGACGGCTACGAGTTCGAAAGCTTCGTCACGGTTGATAAAGAAGACCCGAACGTACGAGAGACGGAGATCTCGGTCACGATCGAACGGGAGTTCATCGTGGACCAGATGAAGATCAAGAACCTACCGACTGAAGATATCGTGGTACCGGCCAATGCTACGACGACGCAGCGAGACGACTGTCACCATCTCGCTCGACTTTTCTGGAGCTATCCGAACCAGATCCGCCGTAAGAAGATGACCAAGGAGTATCACAACCTGACCGAAGTGGACTGTGATCGCCTCGACTCGATCGTAGAGGGCAGGGACGAGTCCACCCCGAGAGATGTGCATGAGACCGATGAAGTCTTGGATGACTACCAAGGGATCGACTTCACGAACGGGCTCTCAGGTGTCAAAGAGAAGAAGGTCCTCTGTGTCGAGTTCTTCCATCCCTGGGATGTGAATGGGGATTCGTTGGATGAAGAGATGGACTTCATCTGGATCCCAGCACTCAAGAAGCTCGCCACCTGGGACTACTCGACGGTGCGCTACGGGCATGATAGACGCCCTGTCATCGACTTCCACTTCATTCCTGTTACCGGTAGGTTCTACTCTCTAGGACTCGCAGAGCTCGAGGAGCAGATCCAGGCTGAAGCGGCTACTTTGTTCAACCAGATGAACGATCGAGGGAACCTTACCAATGCACCCTACATGCTCGTTGAGCACAACGCAGGAATCTCACCCAATGTCGTCAAGCAATTACCGCCAGGCAGTGCAATTCCAGTTCGGAATGTGGATCGGATCAAGCCTCTTGAGTGGAGCAAGAACGCAGGGAACGAGTTTCCCATTCTCCAGTCCCTCTATGCGTTCGCAGAACAACTCGCAGGTGTTGGAGATATCTCTTCAGGAGTTCAACCAAATAGGCCCAATGCACCAAGGACTGCTCGCGGCACTCTGGCTCTCATCTCTGAATCCAACATCCTGATCGATACGCACGTCCTGAACGTACAGTTCATCTCGATGGAGGAACTCATCCACCAGCTGGATGCGTTGAACCGTCAGTTCATGCCGCCGGAGATGGACTTCTTCATCTTGGGTGAGACCTCGCCCACGACCATTACCCGAGATGATCTGAAAGACCGTGTTCGGTTCTACTTCTCGGGTAACACGGCGAATACGAACACTCAGGTCAAGCAGCAGATCGCCCAGATCATATACTCAACCTTGTCCACGAATCCGATCTTCACGGGGTTAGTCGTGGAGATGCCTGAGCCCATCATCCGGGCTCAGTACGTTCTAGCCGAGTTCTTTGCTCGGGAGTTCCTCCCCGGCAAGGACGCGAGCTTCCTCCTCCCACCGGTGGACGTGCTCGTCAAGACAGCGAACGAAGTCCAACAGGCTCGCATTGAGGGCATGCAGCAAAAAGAACAAGCCGATCGTCAAGCTGCCCAAGAGATGCAGTCACAGGAGATCGAAGCTGGATTGCTCGAGACCGCCATGAAGGAGCACGGTGAAGACCGACGAGCCGAGCGACAAGCCGTTTCACGATCTAACGGCAAGTGAAGCTGACGAAGTCAAGCGGACGCACGAGACCCCAGGTTGGGGAATCATCCTCAGGCGTCTCCACTGGGCTCAAGCTGAGACGCTCCAAGCGTATCTAGACTCGAAGGACGAAGGCGTACTGGGTGAGTTCCGTGGGCTCAAGCGCGCGGAGAAGCTTTCCTTGTGGATGCTGCTCGAGCCTGGGATGAAGTCCAAGGTCAAGGGTGGGGGGAATATCCCGATTCCCTATGAAGGGGTGACGGCTGAGGACATCGCCAACTTGGAGTTCAAAGATGCTGACCACGACTGAGCACTGTCGGAGCTGTGGCTACGCCTTCTTTGAGCTGACTCCAGTGTTCCAGCTGAAGCCTCAGTTCATCGCGACTTACTTCGTGGGCAGGGAGCCTGTGCCCACGACCAAGCGTTTCCCGCTGGATCTCTACGAGTGTCCTGAGTGCAGGCTCGTGCAGCTCGGGCATACGGTCGATCGAGATCTCCTCTTTCGGAACTATTGGTACCGAAGCTCTATCTCGAACACCATGCGTGAGCACTTGAAGGCGTTAGCGGAAGAAGCTACGAAGTACGCCAATCTTCAGTCAGGGGATCTAATCCTCGACATCGGGGCCAACGACGGCACTCTGCTTGGGTACTTCTCTCAAGAGTACACGAGAGCAGCCTTCGAGCCCTCACAGATGGCGGATGAAATCCCACGCGGGATCCTGGTCAGGAAGGAGTTCTTCCCGCCCCAGAGGTACTCCTGGCCCAAGGCGAAGCTGATTACAGCAATCGCTATGTTCTACGACCTGGATGATCCCAAGACCTTCTTGATGAACGCGAAGCATCACTTGAGAGAAGACGGGCTCATCTGTATCGAAGTAGCGGACTGGCCGAGGCTCATGAAGATGGGAGCCTTCGATACCATTTGTCATGAGCATCTTCTCTACTTCTCGATGGAGAGCTTGGAGCACTTGATCGAGTCCAGTGGGCTTCGCGTCACGAACTACTCTCGGAGTAGCTTGAATGGGGCTTCTCTCAGGCTCTACTTGGCCCATGCAGCGAATCAAGAGCCTGGGATCAATTTGAGTGTTGAGATCATGCACGAGGAAGCTACGACTCCACCTTGGTTCATCTTCAACGAGCGTGTGCAGCAGTCCTGTGAGCAGACATACGAGCATCTACTTCAAGCGCAGATTGCACGAAAGAGTGCAGCTCTTCTTGGCGCTTCTACGAAGGGCAACGTTTTCCTTCAAGAAGCGGGTCTTCATATGGGGTTGGCTCGATTGGCTTGGGAAAGAGATCTGAGTAAGCATGGGCATGTGACTTTGGGCACAGGGATACCCATTTGGAGCGAAGATGGGGATAAGGGCTTTGACCAGGTGAAGCTCGTTATGCCTTGGCATTTTCTTCCTGAGATAGTGGGGAGACAGTTGAAGTTTCTGGAGGAGGGAGGAGAGATCATTGCCGCACTCCCTTCCTTCCGAAAGATCAACCTAGCGAACTGGGAAGTCGAGATTGCAAACTTCAAGCGAGAGGTAGGGGAATGAAGCCTTTAGAGCTGCCTCCTGGAAAACATGGGAATGAACGCATCGTGGAGTACAGCTGGGCTTTGACTCAGCTCGAGCCTCAGACCTCGATCTTGGATGTCGGCACGGTGGCACCACCCATTATGTCGGGCTACCCTGAGTTTGTCTTCAGTATCACGCGGAGGCTCGGGTGTCGGTACACGACCTTGGATTCTATGCCTGGGGCACACATCCTGGCTGATATGCGTGATGTCTCTTTGCCGGACAAGAGCTATGACGTCGTGACCTGTATCTCGACCTTGGAGCACATCTCGATCATTCCTTGGGCTGCGCTTCGTAACATGTGCCGCATTGGGAAAAAGGTTCTCGTAACGATGCCTTTTGGCCTTATGCAAGCAATGCCTTGGGGTTTTCAGTATGACAAGGGACTTCTTTCTTTCCTTCTCTCCCGGGCTGGGGTGGAAGCGCACACTGCTGTCTACTTCGCCTATGGCCCAGAGGGTTGGGCAGAATGTTCAGCTGAGTTCCTTGAGCATCGTCCCTATGCGTCCTGTGGGGCATCGGACGCGGCAGGAGTCGTGTGCTTGGAGATCATTCCTCCCGTGCTTGCGGCTCCTCCAGAAGAAGAGAAGACACTCGACCCATGAACTACGTCGTTCTCGATACTCCGACAGGAACCTATCGGATGCCGAAGGACGATCCGATCACGAACGTCGTTTCTCAGGGTAAGATTTGGGATGAAGAGGTCTGGACCTGGATCAAGGGACACCTCTATCCGCATAAGGTCTTCTACGACGTGGGAGCCTTCTTCGGGCAGATGTCCGTCATGGCCTCTCCCTTATGTCGAAAGGTCATTGCCTTCGAGTGCAATCCCACGATCTTCCAGTGCTTGGCTGTGAACTCCAAGGGGACGAACATCACAGCAATAGGTGCTCCTGTCTGGAGTACTCGAGGAGAAGAGTTCGGAATGCAAACGGACTCGACTTATGAGTCTTTGGGTGCGCTCAGGGTCGAGAAGAAGAAGTGGGGCAAGTGTGGAAAGTCGATCATCATCGATGATCTCTTCCGCAGAGAGCCCGTGAGCGTCATGAAGATCGATATCCAGGGAGCTGACCTCCACGCGATGATGGGGGCCAAAGAGACCATCAGGAAGGACCGCCCAGCGATCATCTTCGAGTACGAAGCTGGGCTCTCGATGGAGCTAGGGCATACCTGGTCTGATTACTTGAACTTCATCGAAGAGATTGGGTATAGGATCTCGGGTGAGCTTCGAGGATCTGGCCTCAATTACACCATCCTGCCCAAGGAATAGACATGGACATCGAAGGCGCAGACAACAAGGAGCAGATTTTGGCTGCTCATCGGAAGACACTAGACACCATGACGACTTCAGAGCTGGCCAAGCTTCTCATCGCTATGGGGCCTCAGCATGATGAGGACGACTGGTTTCGTGAGCTCATTGTGGACGAGATCAAGAAGAGGAAGCCATGAACCCACGCATCCTTGTGTGCTCAACCTTGAGGGATATGGAGCAGCATCCCAACTGGGCTAACTTGGGAAGCCCGCTTAAGTACTTCCTCTTGAACATCCTTGAGCTTCGGCACTATGGGAGCTTGAGCTTCTCGTTCTATGAGAATGACTCGAAGGACAATACGGCTTCTCGGCTGACAGAATGGGGACGGGCTCGTCACGAGAAGAACACGATCATCTGCGAGACGTTAGGCAAGCCTCGGTACAGATCTCTTCCGGCGGATAAGGGACCTGAGCGTCTGCAGCTCTATGCCGAGATGCGGAACCGAACTCTCGAAGCTTATGACGGGGAAGACTGGGTGCTCTTCTTGGAGCCCGACATCGTCTACAATCCGCAGACCTTGCTCTATCTCTTACAGGATGGACCAGGAGATATCCGTTCACCACTCTCCTTCTCTCATGCTCATAACCTGTTCTCGTTCTACGATCCACTCTCGACGAGAGACATGGCAGGAACGAAGTATCAGTGGGCTTGGCCGCCTGCTAATACCCCAGAAGATAGGCTCTCTATCCTTCGAGGTCAGCCACTCGAGGTCTCCTCGACCTTCAACTGCTTCTGCTTGATCTCAGGGGCGGTGATCCAAGCAGGGGTTAGGTTCTCAATCGCTGGGGAAGGTCACAGTGAAGCCTCGAGCTTCTGCCAGAGTGCTCGGGAGAAAGGCTTCAAGGTCTATCTCTTCCCCTCCGTGCGTTACTCGGTGATTCATCCTTTGGCACAGCAACCGTGGAGTGAGAACTCATGAGCAGCATCTCTGGGGTTATTATTGCCTACAAGAACTTTGAACAAGCTAATTCGCTTCAGGATAGGATTAGGGGAGCAGGGCTTCATCTAACGGTGTATGACAATTCTCATATGAACGAGAATATCCATACGATTTGGAATCGTTGGTTGGAGAATTGCCAGGCTGATTACTTCATGGTACTCAATCCAGACACGAAGCCTGAGGCTGGATGGCTGAGTGAGCTATTGATGGTCATGGAGCACACACATCCTCGAATGGCTGCGGTGGGTCCTTCTACTGACCATTGCTACAACGAACAGGCCAATCGTCATCCTGAGGTCGTGGGGCTTGCTCGGGGTAGTTGGGTGCCTCAGGTCTTAATCCCTGGCTTCTGTGCTCTCTATCGCACGGAGGCGCTCAAGCAAATCGGTGGCTGGAGAGAAGACTTCAAGTTCTACGGTGGGGATCTCGATCTCGTCTATCGCCTCCAGCTCGCAGGGTGGATGTCTGCCTGGGCGGTAGGAGCCTTCGTGTGGCATGAGTGGGGTGGGTCTGCTAGGAAGCTCGGAGATGAGGCGTACCTGGAGCTACGTCGGATCGGGAATGAACAGTTGCCGGCAGCGATCCAGTCTTACCAGGGACGACCAGGGATCTGGATGGCTAAGCCAGGCGGAGGGGTAAGCTATGTCGAAGAAGGGGCCATCACGAGCCAAAGCCAAGAAGATGCTGGAGGAGGGAGTGGCGAACGGGCGGAAGCTCTCGAAGAAGCAGCGGGGACTCTTCGGGGTAATAGCCTCGGGGAAACGTCCCAAAAGAAAGAGGGCTTGACAGATAACTAGCCCAAGGTGTAGTAAGGCCGCAATCACCTTTCACGCCTCCTCGGCGCGATAGACCGAGTGAAGAAGGATGAGATGCCAGAAGACAAGGAAGTTGAGGCGGGTCAGGAGACCGAAGCCCCATCCGAGGGAGAAACCGGGGACCCCTCCCCCGAGCCTGAAGCTCAGGAAGAGCAGGAAGGCCAAGATGGTGCCGAGGACGAGACTCCGCAGGAAAGACGTAAGGACTTCAGGGATGATGTCTATCGTATTGCCCGCGCAGCCGAGAAAACAGCTCGGGAGAATGCAAGCAAGCTCGATAGCTTCATGGCTGAGTTCCGAGCGTCCAAAACTCAGGCGGACGACAAGTCAGATCCGGTCAAGCAGCGAGCTGCTCTTGCCACCGACCCGCTCCGGGTCATTCGTGAGACGGCGCAGGAAGAGGCAAGGGTCATTGCTCGCGAAGAGGCTCAGAAGTCTGCCCAGGAGACTCGAGTCCGTGAATCTCGTGACCTTCTGCTCAAGGACTTCCCTGAGCTCAAGAACACAAGCCATCCCTTCTACTCGATCGTGGAAGAGGAGTATCAACTCCTTCTTGCTGAGGGAAACCAGGGACCTGGCTTGCCAAGGCTCGCAGCGAAGCTCGCTGCTGAGAGACGACCTGAGCTGAGGGACCAAGGCATGAAGGACACGAGGAAGAAAGCCGTCGAGAATGGGACGAGAAAGGTCGCAGCGACAACCAAGGTGGAGGGTGGGGTGACGAAGCCCAAGGCTTCGGACCCGACCTCGGGACTCTCGAAGAAAGACCACGAGATCGCTCGTCGCTTTGGGGTGAACCTCTCGGACGAGAAGCAGAGGGCTAAGTTCCTCAAGTTCCGAGAGAGCGACCAGAAGGCCCTGATCGGCGGTTATCCGAAGCCGGACGAAGACTAGTTCTCTCCGCCGGGGGAATGGAGTTCCTCGGCATGGCATCAGTCGAAGTCCTGGAGGACGAGCGTTACCAGGACGTCAATCCGTTAGACTTCAAGTCCCATCCCAAGGGACGTCAGCTCTACTGGGCCAATCTCAAATGGCGTAGTGAGCGTAAAGGTTGGGGTCAGCTTCGCCCAGTGCGGAAGACGGACTCCGACTTTGAAGAACTCAAGTCCCACCTCTCGGAAGTACCGCTCGACCTCGATATCCAAGGGGACAACCTTGTCCGCCGGGGAGACCTCGTTCTCTGCGTCAAGTCAGAGGAAGAGGTCGAGAAGCGTCAGCGGCGGAACTACCACCGGTCAACTCGTCTCACGCGCGAGCTGTCTAAGGGTCGCAATCTCGTGGCTGAAGAGCTGCAGAAGATCCAGGGGAAGGATGACACCCTGGAAGCTACTCCTGCTGCCTTCAAGCACGGGAAGAACCGATAGGGGGGACGACGGTGAATACAGATGCCCCAGTGGGTCTCTGGCCCCGTCCGTGGACGGGTGGGGACTCGACTCCCAGAATGCGGGAGTACACGGTAGCCGATAACTACATCTCGGCTATCGGGCTTGGTGGCCCAGTCCAGCTCTCAGCTGGCGGGACGGCAGAGCGGATTCGGGCAACGACAGGGACGAACATCCTTGGAGTCGCTGCGAACTTCGTCTCGCGTACTGGCACTAATCGTAAGGTGAATGTCTTCTGTGATCCAGAGCAGGAGTTCGAGATCCAGGTAGCCGATGGTGCAGGAGCAATCGCTACGGTTGCCGACTGCATTGGAGCTAACTTCACGCTCTTGAACTTCAATACCTATAACTCGACTACTCGCCGAGCGATCTGCGAGGTCACGGGTACGGGTGCTGCAGCGACTACCCTGCGTCAGGTGCGGTGTGTGGCGGTGTCTCGGCGGATCGACAAGGATGAGTTCTCAGCCTCCTGGCTGGGTCTCGTCGTCAAGTTCCAGCCGCATCTCCATGTGTTCAGTAAGCACTCGACGACGATCTAACGAGAAGGAGAACGTGCGATGCCAATGATGCGTACTCACTTCTCGGACCTGTTCTTCGAGCGCTTGCCCTACATGCGGATGGTCTCCTACGAGGAGTACGGCGAGCCTGATGACATGTTCCGGAAGTGCTTCAACGTTCACGGTTCGGATCGGATGCGGGAGCAGGATACGGGGATCACGGGCTTCGGGCTGGCAGGACTGATTCCTGAAGGCGAAGGTGTGACCTACGATATCCAGCTCCAGGAGTATGACAAGATTTACACGCATTCGAAGTACGGTACCGGCTTCCAGATCTCGGAAGAGACCCTGGAAGACGATATCGACGGTAAGATGCGGCAGGGGGCCAAGGCGCTTGGGCGTGCCATGCGGACGACCAAGAACCTGACCGTCTGGCAGGTCTGGAACCTCGCCTTCGCAGCAGGTGCTGGGCAGACTGGAGAGACGACTCCTGACGGGGTGTCGGTCTTCAACAACGCTCATCCCCTGATCGAGGGTGGGACCTTCGACAACTTGCAGGAATCCGACCTCTCGATTCTCGCCCTGGAAGCAGCGATCAACATCTTCCATGACATGCGGGATCAGCGGAACAATCCGATCGAGATCGAGCCTGCGATGTTGCTCCATCCACCCGAGCTCCTCTGGCTCGTCTCGGAGATCATCGGGTCTCCTGACAAGCCCGATACGGCGAACCGTTCGATCAACCCGCTTCACGGTTACTTGGAGCCTGCGATGTCCAAGTATTTGGTGGATGCGGATACCTGGTTCGTCGGTTCGAAGCCCAACGGATTCTGTGGTCCGAACCTCTTCAACCGGAGAGAAATGCGGATCGAGTCCGACATGGACTTCGATACGGGGAACGGGAAGACCAAGGCCACTCATCGTCACTCCCAAGGCTGGTCCTCATGGATCGGCTGGGTCGGCGGCCAAGGGCAGTAGGAGGCACACATGGCAAATCTTCCGCAGAGCGGGACGGCCGGTGGACCTCCGGGGACCATGTTCGAGGGACCGATCTTCATTCGGCCCGAGCAGGGGTCCCAGCTTCGTCCGTATCCCTCAGCCATTGCGGCTGTAGGACCATTGACGAAGATCAATATGCCGGCTAACACGTCAGCCTTTCTCTCTGTTGCGGGGATTGCTGGGCTGACGGCTTTCACGATTCCTGCGGGGAAGTCCCTTGTGGGCTACTCCGTCTGCCGTAATACGGCGAATGTGACGGGGACCTGGCAGCTTCGACTGAAGAAGAATGGGTCGATCGTTCATACCTCTACAGCGGTGGCGGTGACGAGAGTACTCAACTACTACACGTCGAATCTGGTCTCTTTCCCTTCAGTTCGTGGCGATACCTGGACGGCGAAGCTGATCACCAGTTCTGGCTATCAGTCCATCACGGGTGACTTCAACGCCTTCCTCTGGTTCCAATAGGAGAAATGATGATTCCTGGGCTCAACGAGAATCCCACATGCTCGGTTGAGATCAGTCGCCGGCCTGGCATCAAGCATCCTCGGGCCAACCCGAAGATGATTGTCTGCATCCCCATCGGACCTAAGGATGAGGAGCTGATCTTCGATGTCCCAGAAGCAGGCGAATGCGGACGAGAGAACTGTGAGTGTCCCTGGCACGGGAAGAAGCTCTTCCGTTCGGCTAGGAATCAAGGACTCGTCTCTTTCGAGTGGGCAACCAATCACATGCAGTTGATCGTTCCTCTGGGAACGACGGTTGGCTACTTGGCAGAGAAGGGCAAGCTCTCAGGCCCAGCTCGAGATTTCATGACTCACCGTGCGCTCGAGCTGGATCCTGAGTTCATCTTTTACTGGGACGACGATGTCATCTTGCCTCAGCATGTCTTCTACAACATGCAGAACGCGATGGCTCGTTACCCGGACATTGGGATCTTGACGGGAGTCGTCTGCACGAGGACGGATCCCACGGAGCCCATGATCTATGAGCGTCAGGGAGATGGGGCTTGGTGGAACTTCTCGATCGACCCGAATGCTGAGCCCGATACCATCTGGGCTGCAGGTGGTGGCTGTCTCATGGTTCGCACCGAGGCGCTCAAGAAGATGACGGAGCCTTACTGGGCAGACGTCCATGGAGCGTCCGAGGATCCAACGAAGCCTGGGACGAGTGTCTGGGGCCATGACATCTACTTCTGTGACAAGCTGGCTCGGGAGTCAGGCTTCAGGGTCGCTGTCATGGGCTCCGTTCTTTGTGGCCACTGGGACATGGAGAAGCAGAAGACCTTCGAGCTTCCCAAAGATGCTCCCCCCTACAAAGCTTACGGTCGTCCGACTCCACCCCCACCGCTCACGGTTGAGATCTGTCCCTCCTTGTCTGAAGAGTACGTCTCCGATCAGCTTCGAGTCTCGAAGCACGAGCGACGAATCTACGTCGTGCCGAAGACGGCTCAAGGGCGGGAGGAGATGGAGCGCGTTCTCCACGTTTTCTTTGACGCAGTCCAGCTCTCGGATGCCGATGAGAACTGGGTTGCCGTCACTCGGGGGTTGAAGAATGGCAGGAATCACGCCGAGTCGGGGAACGCCACTCGTCCGGATCAACTCGGGGCCACTGGCAGCGATAGCAGCGGGAGCAGCCCTCAACACGCACCTGAAGCTAACGGGTCAAGCGAACTTCGTGAAGAACGAGGTGCCCCCGCGCTTAGCTGATACGCTCCATGGGACGATCGAAGACGTAGTCCTCTACGTCGTGAACAATGTTGCTGTGGCTCCAGCAGCGATTATCTCCTGGTGGGGGAATGACTCGAACAACGTGACGGCTCTGGCGACCGTCAAGTGCTGGGGCAAGGAAGTGCTCTCGGCTTCCGAGTTCGTTCGTCAAGCCTCTGGTCTCACTACCTCCATCTGGATCGCTCATGTGGGTGGGCTCTCCATTCCCTACAAGGATCTCGATAATTCAGGAGAGTTCCATCTGACGGTCGAGAACGAGTATGGGTCTACGGCCTTCAATGCCTCCAAGAGCCGGGTCGAGTTCGGCTTCCGGCCGGAGTACCCAGCATGACCTCGAGACCACGAGTGATCATCCAGTCTCCCATCGACCCGAAGCAGGCTCACCAGATCGAAGTGGCAACTGCCAAGATGCGTGAGGAGTCTCAGAAGCTCTCGAAGCTGAAAGATATAGCGGAGATCGAAGAGAAGCGGCGTGCGGTCGAGAAGGACCTCAACCAGGCGCAGGACATGGCTGGCGACATCCTACGCCGCGCAGATGAAGATGCCCAAGCGATGCGGCACGCCGCTGAACTAGAGTGTCAAGAGCTTAGCAACCAAGCTCGCCAAGCGATCAGTAGGCAGAAGACTGAGGTAGCAGAGTTCAGGAGATCGTTCGTAGCGGAGCAGGAGCGATTCTTAGTTGAAAAGGAAAGTCTTCGGTTAGCCCAGCTTTCCCATGCTGAGGCAGTTCGACATCTGGCTCGGGAAGAGGAGCTGCTCCACGGCAAGATGGAGGAGGCTCAAAGGAACGAAGCCCGTTACCAAGCGAGTGTCGAGGCTCTCAGGGCAGATCTCTCGAGTCTGACGCTTCGTGAACGCAAGATCCATGACACGGAGACCCGCACGATCGAGGGGCTCAAAGTCGTCCAGGAGCGGGAAACCAGGATTGCCGGCAAGGAGGACTCTGCTCAGCGTCTCAAGGAGGAAGCTTCCCGAGAGCTGAGTGCTGCAGGTTCTCGGAGTCAGGAAGCCCAAGATAAATGGAACCGAGCATTGACGAGAGAGGAAGCTTGCTCCAATCGGGAGAAGCAACTCGAAGTCAATGAGCGGGAGTATCAAGGGAGGGAGCAGAAGCTGATCCAGCGGGAGCATGACATCCGACGTCGAGAGAATGAGTGCCTTCTAAGGGAGACGCAAGCGAGTGTCCGGCCAAACGTCAAGGCGTGAGCCTGTAACCGTCTCTGACGCGACCGACGAGGGGGAGCATGCCCGAGTCGTCAATGGACGGCTGTGGGTGGACGTCATCTCGGGGGGTACGGGAGGGATCCAGTACACCGAGGGAGATACTGACGCCTCGATCACAGGTACTGCAATCCTGTGGGAAGACGTAGGAGATGCGTTAGTCCCGGTCTCTGCAGTGACTCCACTTCCTGTCAACATCATCTCAGGGGGCAGTGGCGGGACTCAGTACGCAGAGGACACGGCTCATGTCTCGGGGGATCTGGTAACGCTTGCTGGTGTCGTCCAGCAAGCAGCTGATGCGGCACTTTCTTCCGACGGTGATCGTTCTATCTTGCAAGTAGACGGATCAGGTTTTCTGAAGGTCAATGTTAAGACGGGTGGAGGAGGAGGAGTTCAGTATACCCAGGGTGATGTGGATGCGACCCCTACGGGCACGGTCGCTATGGGGAAGAATGCATCACTGGATGAGATCCTTGCCATCCAGGTGGCAGCAGATGGTCGCGTCATGGTGGATATTGACTCTCCCGTGCAGGTATCCCCTATCTGGACTGAGAACGGTGTCGATGGTGGTGCAGGTGCCACTACCGGAGCAACTCAGCGGGTGGTGCTGGCAACCAATGATCTTGCTGTTCTCTCTCTCTCCGTCATAGATGACTGGGATGAATCGGATCGAGCAAAGGTTAATACGATCGTTGGGCAGGCAGGAGTCCAAGGAGCTTCTGGAATAGTCTCAGCGAATACACAGCGAGTGGTGCTCGCAACTGACGTAGCTCTTCCTGCTGGAACCAATAGCATCGGAATCGTGGACACTGAGCTTCCGGTGGCTGCGGTACTTGGGGATGCTGATCCAAATCCAACGGCTCCTCAGGTAGGAGCTGCTCTTCAGGCATGGAACGGAGGAGCTTGGTATCGCGCAGGAGGAAGTGCTGCTAATGGGCTAGAGGTTGATATTACTCGTCTGCCGAATGAAGGGCAGCAGACGATGGCCAATTCGATCTCGGTGGCCATTGCCTCTAACCAAAGCGCAATTGCAGTTACGGCAGATACGGAACTGCCGGCTGCTGGGGCCTTGGCAGACAACGACCCCAACCCTACGACCTCTCGCATTGGCGCGAATCAACTTCTTTGGGATGGAGCGACTTGGGATAGATCGCCAGGTAACTCGACAGACGGGACTCTGGTAAATCTAGGAACTAATAATGATGTGACCGTTACTGGCTCTGTCACGGCGGACACGGAGCTCCCAGCGGCAGTAGCCTTGACCGCCGACAATGTGGCTAGTCCTACGGCTCCTGCTGTAGGTGCCTTTGGCCATTATTATGATGGCACGAACTGGGATCGAGTCCTGGGCTCAACGACCGATGGCATGCTGGTTAATCTGGGAGCAAACAACGACGTTATTCAAGCTACGGCATCTAATCTCAATGCTCAGATCGTGGGTGAGCTTGCCCATGATGCAGCAGACTCTGGAAATCCTCTTAAGCTAGGAATGAAGGCAATAGCTAATGGTGCTAGTCCTTCAGCGGTAGCGGCGAACGATAGAACGAACTGGTATGCAAGTCGGCATGGCATACCTTGGGTTCTTGGGGGCCACCCGAATATTATTACTCGCGAAGTCACGATCTTGGATTCTGATGGTGCCCAGACGAATGCTTCTCTCCTTGGTACGATAGCCGCAGGGACGAGTGTTGTTATTACAATGATCGATGTGATGGCCAGCGGAGCAAACACGGTAGACGTCAAAGTGAGGATTGGATTTGGTACTGCCTCTGTTCCTGCGGCATCTCTGACTGGAGTGAACGGTGTCGTGCTCTCTCACTCGAAGGTTAAACCAGGTAGTGGCGTGGTGAAGGGGGATGGTAGTGGTGTCATTGCCCAAGGAGCTTCAGACGAGGAATTGAGGATTACTTGTGATGATCCGGTGGGAGGAGCGATCACGGTGACGATAACCTATCATACGATTGAGATCTAGATGCTCTGGCGCTTGAAAGGAACGATGGTCTTTACGACCAATGCTACTCGCAATGCTTTTGTTACTAGCTATAACTCTTTTCTAGTAGGCAAGGTGGTCTTGATAAATAACTCGGTAGCTTTTGGCCCACCTCCAAGTTTCCTTGTGGACGTGGCTTTTGAGCTTGAGTCGAATGCTCTGCTTCTTCACGATAATATTAGGAATGTTTCTATCAATGGTTTGGTGCGTGCGATGATAGGTCGACATAAGTGTCGAGTTCAAGCAGGAGAGCTACCTCCTGATCCACCATTTCATACGGAAACCTTCTATTGGAGTTTCCCTTAATGGCACGGCTCTTTACCTCTGGTTGGGAGCTCCAAGATGTGCTCGATGGTGGAGCTGCTTTTGGCTCTTGGGATGCTGTAGTAGGCACAAGTATCGCAGCAGTGGCTGGAACCGCTGCGCGTACAGGAGAACGTGGGCTTCGAGTCAATCCTGGAGCTGCTGCGGCAAACTCTCTCGAGAAGCGTTTTGCGGTCGATGCTACGACGAATGATTGCTACTGCCGCTTCTATCTGTACATTCAAACATCGCTTAGTGCGCAATCAACGTTGTTACACGGGCTGGACACACTCGCGGTCTCCTTTGCTGTGCGGTTGAACACAGATAATACGCTTGAGCTTTGGACGAATGCTGCTCAGATCGGATCGGATTCTGCGGCGCTCAGCACAGCTACTTGGTATCGCATTGAAGTTGGGCTGGTCAATTCTACAGGCGTAGTCACAGCTTATGTCGACGGGGCTTCTTTTGCTTCAGGTACGGTGACGGCAGGGCGAGAAGATGTGAGTTTTATCTCTCTTGGTTTGCATACGCAGAATACTACGGGCGAGGTCTATTTCGATGATGTAGCTGTCAACACTGAGACAGGGTCAGTTCAGAACTCTCTGCCAGGAGAAGGGCACGACATCGTGCTCATGCCTAATGGAGATGGTGACAATGCTATGGGTTCTCGTGGAGGAACTGACTCAGGCTCTGATTGGGGTCAGGTGGACGAGAAGCCTCCTAATGATGTAACAGATTATTATGTCTTAGATGTTAATAATGACATTATCGACTTGAATATTGAGGAAGCTGGCGTCATTCCTGACGGAGCCACGATTAAATTAGTTCAGGTTGGGGTGCGGCATATGGCGGTCTCTGCAAGTCAGTTGGCTTATGAGGCTCGTATTAAAAGTCAGGCTAGTGGAGCTGTGTTGACAGGGACATCAACAACGCATAATGATACGACATGGAAGACTAATGGCGATACAGCTCCTCTTAATTATACCTTAACCTCTTATACTGACCCACAGGCTGGTGGGCCATGGACCAAAGCACTACTCGGCACAGCTCAAATTGGGGTTCGTTGCACGGATGCTACTCCTGACATGCGCATTAGCACTCTTTGGGCCTATGTAGAATACATGGAAGTGTCAGCTACTAATCTTCAGGATCCAATTCTTGCTGGAGGGGTAGTTCCATTTCCTCGATGAAAGGAGAGTAAGATGCCAAAGAACGATCCTGAGGGCTACCTGCCTACGGCGAAGAAGGCACGAAAGAAGAAGGGGAAGAAGGAAGAGAAGCCCCTTTCTACGGAAGTGAAGACGAAGAAGGAGAAGTAGGTGATCAGAGCTCTCGATATGGTGAACCTGGTCCTGCGCTCAGCCAACTGGGCACAGACGACCGGAGTCGCAACGATCGAAGGGTCTCGTCCACCGCTTGTGGAGAAGGCGCTCCAAGCCGTTAACCGTGTCGGGGTCAAGCTCGGCCAGTACGCCTACTGGCCCTTCCTTCATAGTCGAGGAACGATCATCACCGAAGCTGAGGTCACAACGGGTACGGTTTCGGTCATTCAGGGCTCGAAGACAGTGACGGGAACTTCCACGGTCTGGGACTCTGGGATGGTGGGACGTACCTTTCATGTCTCGGGCTATGAGGAGCTGTACTCGATCGGAGCTGTGGCCTCAGCTACTACGCTTACTCTCTCGACCGAGTTCAACGGCACGACAGCTAGTGCTAGGTCCTATCATATCGTCCAGAACAAGTATCCCTTACCTCTCGACTTCGACTCCGAAGTGGCCTTCCTCCAGTTCGTCTCCCCTGGGAACATCCGGGTCTACAACCCTGAGATGTTCGATGAGCGAAGGTTCGGCCCTTCCCTTGGAACCCATGTCCTGAATACGACCCTACCAACAGGAGAGCTGACAGGGGTCACGATTGAATCGGACTATCAAGGGAGAAGGGTCCTCGTCACGGATCCCTTCCCCCGCTACCGCCGTCAGCTCTGGTTTACCTACTACCAGGAGATCCAGAAGTTCGAGAACGATGAGGACACCTGGCCCTTCCCAACGAAGCTCGAGAGCGTTATCGAAGATGGTGCTCTGGAGCACATCGCCCGCACGGGGAAGAACGAAGGTCAGTCGGCAGCTATGCAGATGTCCCTCTTCTTCCAGGGGCGAGATGAATTGGCAGGAGTGACTCGTAGGGCAGATGCCTTCGCACGATTCCAACCGGAGACAGGGTTACGTCGGATGCAGGAGTTCAGACGAAGGAATACGCATCGGGTACGGCAAGGGATCGAAGAGGAGCGATCGATCTAATGGCGACTGCCGAGAAGCCACCTGCGATCGTCATGATCCCCTGGAACGGGGGGCTCAATCGTCGGATCAATCCGACCTTGGCTCATCATTCTCAATTGGTGACGGCAGATGACATCGTCTACAACTTCGATGGTACGAGGCGTAAGCGCGGAGGCCAATCCCATCGCAATCGAATCCCCATTCCTGGGGGGATCCTGGATGACCACTTCACAAAAGAGGTCCCAGGAGACTGGACCTCCTCGGATGCCACTCCTCCGATCACGCAAGAGGAAGACACGATCTATCGAGGAGTAATGTCCTCCGCTGGCTCGGTAAGTCTTACCAGAACGATCTCAGGGCATTTTGAGCCTACCTTTACAGCGCAGGTCAGGATTGAGACTGCAGACCTCGTCACCGTAGGTAGTTACTTCGAGCTGCTGGTAGATCCGGGAACGACTGCAGGTCTTTATCGTCTGGGAGTCAGGTTCGATGCCTCAGGTGTACAGCTGGAGATGGCCGATAGCGTCTTTACGCTCATCACCGCTTCTTCAGGGACGATGGAAGACTGGAACCTGCTGCTCAGTGGGCAGGAGCTTTACGACATCAATGCCTTCCATACCTGGAAGTTCGAGATGACGGCCACTCCAGCGATCAAGATCTACTTCGATGAGATCCTGATCTTCACCTCGAACACGATTACGACTTTGGGAGAGGCAGGCACCAATGGAAGTGTTGTTCTGCGATGGAATAGCGGAAGCCGTATCGACGTGGCAATCGATGATGTATCCGTTGGCTTGGGAGAAGAGTCCACCGTCATGGGTCTATTTGACTTCCCCAGGGTTGCTGATGGCCTTGTTGCCCCCACCGCCCATCGTATGGTTGCAGTCGTCAACAGTCGGGTCTACATCGATACCGGGGACCACAACTTCCGTCTGATCGCTGAGAACTATGATGACCTTGTCAACTCGAACCCTCGGCTCGCCGTAGACTGCGTCTCCTTCAACGGCAAGCTCATCATTGCGCGAGAGAACGCTCCTGGGCTTCTGGTCTGGGACTCGACGGCCGAGCGTGCGGTACTTATCCCAGATTCTCCCCCAGGGTCCATCTTGAGAGTCCATAGGAACCGTCTCTGGGTGATGGGAGACAAGACTCATCCCTCACGGCTCTATTGGTCGGGGCTCTTGAATGAAACGGTGTGGACCACAGAGTCAGCAGGCGATTTCGTAGACTCTGGCTTCGAGGACATTGATCCCGAAGACGGTGGGATTGGGATCGGGCTAGGTCCCTCCTTCCATGGACAGTTGGTCGTCTACAAGACAACCGGGATCTATCGTATTACGGGCTCCTCCTTCCTAGACTTCCAGATGGAAGAGATCACGAAGGCATTGGGTGGTGCCTCTCACCACTCGATTCAGAATGTAGGCAACGACCAGTACTTCGCTTCTACCTTCGGGGTGCATTCGCTGCTTAC